TACAATTAACTCAACAGAAATCACAGTTGATGACAAGAACCTTACACTTGGTTCAGTAGCATCTCCAACAGATGCAGGCGCTGACGGTGGTGGTATTACTCTTAAGGGTGCTACAGACAAGACTCTTAACTGGGTAGACGCAACAGACGCTTGGACATCTTCTGAGAACTTCAACCTCGCTTCAGGCAAGTCGTACCTTGCTAACGGAACAGCAATCAAAGATGTAGCAGAAACTCTTACAAATAAGACCCTGACTTCTCCAGTTATTAATACTCCAACTGGAATTACAAAGTCTGATGTCGGACTCGCAAACGTTGATAATACAACAGATGCTAATAAGCCAGTTTCAACTGCTACACAAACAGCTTTAGATCTTAAGGCTAACTTGGCTTCACCAACATTTACAGGTACACCAGCAGCACCTACTGCAGCACCAGGAACTAATACAACTCAGGTTGCAACTACAGCATTTGTTAAAGCTGCAGCAGATGCAGCAGCAGCAGTTGCAAATGCATTAACAACAGATGATGTAGCAGAAGGAACATCGCTGTACTTTACAGATGCTCGTGCCCGTACTGCGGTAGATGGAACAGCTCGTTCATTTACATCTGTTGAGTTAAATTCAGTTGCTAAGCAAGTTGCCGCAACAACAGGAAATATTGTAACCGCAGCAGCAACTACAGCTTATTCATGGGCAAAGGCTTCATACCGAAGCGCTGAGTTCCTTGTTAAGTCAAAGACTTCAACACATACAGAAATCACAAAAATTATGTTGACCCTAGATTCTTCAGATAATGTTTATCTTACAGAATATGGAATGTCATCAACAAGCGGAACTTCTCTTCAGTCAATTACAGCAGACGTAAGCGGAACAGATGTAAGAATCCGTGTAACACCTGCAAATAACAATACCGAAGTAATAGTTACTGGTACACTGTTAGTATAATTAAATAAAAGGTAAGGGGTCCTTTCAAAACCCCAACAAAAACAATTAGGGGATATGTGAACTTAAATGGCAACAACAAATAAGAATTTTAAAGTCAAGAACGGATTAAATGTAGGCGGAACAGCGACATTTGATACTGATATTGTACTTGGCACCACTCCTATTGCTTTTGATACAAGCACTAAAAGGCTCAAGGTTTATATTGATAACGCCTGGCAGCCTATCGCTTTATACTCTGAAATACCAGATTTAACACAAGCTCTTACATTTATGGATGTAGGTCTTTCTATTGATTATAATGGAGAACCAACATACATAATTCAGGGTAATGGTGTATCGCCTTCTGCATCATCTAAATTTATGGATGGCGGGTCACCAACGACCACATCAGTAGACTATATATTTGATTCAGGTGCACTTCAGTAATAATAAATTAAATGCTATAATATAAAATAGGAGAACAAAATGTCAACAGTAAGAATTCAAGTAAGAAGAGGAACCGCATCACAGTGGACCTCAGCAAATCCAGTTTTAGAAGCTGGAGAAATGGGCTTTGAGTCAGATACAAAATATCTTAAGTTTGGTGACGGAACAACCGCTTGGACATCACTAGCTTATGCAAACGACCCAGGTATTGCTAACCTAACAAGCACCTTAACAGGATATGTTGAGATAACAGACATTGGAGCAATCTCAGGTGTTGCTGGACTAGACGCAAGCAAAAATCTTATTGTTCCAGGATCTTCTATTGTAATTGAAGGAGCAACAGATAATGCTTTTGAAACAACTTTAGCAGTTACAGACCCAACTGCTGATAGAACTATTACATTCCCAAATGCTACTGGTACAGTTGCTTTAACCTCAGATATATCAGCATTAGTAAATAGCGCACCAGGAACATTAGATACATTAAATGAACTTGCAGCAGCACTTGGAAACGACGCTAACTATTCTGTAACAATTGCTAACTCATTAAGTTCTTTAAGTAATGACAAGCAAAATAAAATTACTGGTGTTTCAGACACAGAAATAGGGTACCTTGATGGCGTGACATCAGGAATCCAGACACAGATTGATACTAAGGCTCCAATTGCTAACCCTACATTTACGGGTCTTGTTTCTTTAGACTCTTCTATTTCATTTGAAGGTACTACAGCAGACGCTTATGAGACACTACTTACAGTAACAGACCCAACAGCAGATCGTACAATTACACTCCCAAATGCTTCTGGTACAGTAGCACTTACTTCAGATATTTCTACTCATGAGTCTGATACAACAAACGTTCATGGAATTGCAGATACTTCAGTACTTGCAACTACAACTGCGGTTAATACAGCTGCATCAAATGCACAATCAAATGCAATTACTGCAGCGGGAATTGCAGCAGCTTCAGCAATTGCTACAGCTGTAACTAATCATGAAAATGATACAACATCAGTTCATGGTATTGCAGATACTTCAGCACTTGCACTAACCGCAACTGTAAATACAGCCCTTGACCTCAAGGCTCCAATTGCTGGACCTACATTTACTGGCACAGTGACAATTCCTACACTTGCTGTAACAACAACAGCAACAGGAATTACAAAAACAATGGTAGGTCTTGCAAATGTTGATAACACAGCAGATGCATCAAAGCCAATATCAACTGCTACACAGACAGCCCTTGACCTCAAGGCTCCAATTGCTGGACCTACATTTACTGGCACACTTGCAGCAGCAGATATAACAGTTTCTGGTAATTTAACAGTTAATGGAACAACAACAAATCTTAACTCAACCAACCTTGTTATTGAAGATAAGAACATCGTTCTTGGAGATACAGCTACACCAACAGATGTAACTGCAGATGGTGGAGGTATCACACTTAAGGGCGCAACAGATAAAACTTTTAACTGGGTAGACTCCACAGATTCTTGGACATCTTCAGAGCATATCAACCTTGCTTCTGGAAAAGATTTAAAAGTAAATGGAACTTCGGTAATTAGTTCAACAGCTGGAGGATTTATTTTTACAGATGGAACACAGACACTTGAAGGAGTTCCATCAAGAACCACAATTATTCAAAAAACAGCAGGATATACTCTATCATCATTAACAGAAAGGGACGACTTAATTGAAGTTTCTCATACTGGTGGATCTGCTGTAGACATTACAGTCCCAACAGATGCAACACTTAATTTTCCGATAGGCACATCTATAGATATTTTAAGAACAAATACTGGAGGAGTTAGAATAGTAGCAGCAGCAGGAGCTACAGTTAACTCAACACCAGGTGCTTTCTTAAGAGCTCAATGGTCATCTGCAACACTCTTTAAGCGTTCCGCAAACACTTGGGTATTAATCGGCGATTTAGCAACAGCATAATAGAATAGGAGAATAAAAATGGCAGCAGGTAAAAGAACAGGTAAAGTTTCAGGTCAAATAAGTCAGCCAGAAGCGGTAGTAATATCAGGCGCAACAGATATTGGAACTTCAAGACCATATCTAGCAACAGCAAATACTACTTCCGCAGCATCAGCTGCTGGAACTGGAGGAGCAGTCACACTAACATTTGCGGTTCCAGCTGGATCCGCAGCAGCTTCTTCATATACAATTATAACATCTCCATCTACATATACGCATACAGCATCTTCAAGCCCATATACTTTTCAAGGACTAGCTTCTGGAACAGCATATACATTTACAATCACTGCAAATAGCGCTGTCGGATCTTCAGCAGGTACCACTTCAAGCTCAGTAACGGCGACTACAGTTCCTCAAGCTATTCAGACAGCTTCAGTAACATCAACAGTCGCAGATAGAGATGATCTTACATGGACAGCTCCAGCAACTGGAGGAAAAGCTATATCAAGCTATACCGTAACTTCTACAGACGGCCCCTCTTATACTGGAATACTTGTAACTTCAAAACAAGTTACAGAAACTGGTGGAACTTCACAAAGCTACGATATATATGCAATTAATGCTAATGGAACATCTTTAGCTAAAAGAGTAGGCCCAGTAACAACATTTTTTGCCCCACCAGCGTTCTTCTCGCCACCAGCGTTCTTTGCCCCACCATCGTTCTTCTCGCCACCAGGATTCTTCTCCCCACCAGGATTCTTCTCCCCACCAGGATTCTTCTCCCCACCAGGATTCTTCTCCCCACCATCGTTCTGTTCATTCTGCCCATACGGATACTATTGCTCAGGTGGTAGTTGTCAATTGTAAATTTATATTATATAATATAGATCTAACAGAAAGAAAAAAATGCAAAACAAATTTGCCTTAGCGGTAAAAATAGATAAAAATATCTATGAAATATTTGATATATTCTTTTTTGAAAATTTAGAAATGATCAAAAGATATAGTCAAGCTATTTCTGTAGGGGCAATTGCTATTTTAGCTCCAAATTATAATAATATAAAAATAGGTGCAGTATTAGCTGACAATAAATTTATTGTTGAAAATAAAGAGGGTATACAAACCTTTTCCCAAAACGAAGTAGTATACACACTGTTGTCAGAAAATAAAGTTTTTGGCATATCAATAATTAATAAAAATACTGATAAATTTATAAAATATAACGCGGCATTTGAAAACGATGTAATTGTTTTAGATGTTTCTAATGAAGACTCAGTAGGTTTTGGAGACATCTGGGACTCTAACCAAAAAATAATATTGAAATATTAGAAAGAGTATATAATGTCTAAATGGGAAGAATGGAAAAAAAATCTAGGTGACTCTAGGCCCTGGCATCTATTAGATCCAGATAGAATAGTTAAAGATGCTTCAATAATTAAATCAAGGCTAGATTTGTGTATGGCTTGTGAGTTTTTTTTACCAACAAAACAATGCAGTAAGTGTTTATGTTATATGCCAGGAAAAACAACTCTTTCGAATGCCGAGTGCCCAATAGGTAAATGGCATAGAGAAGATCGAGAGTAATATGATAAAAAATGTAATTGGTCCAGGAATAGTAATATACAAAAACATTTTCCCAGAATCTATGAATTTAGTAAAAAGATATGAAGAAAATATAGGAGATTCTTGGTATGACGCTGCAACCAATGACAGCGATCTATACCATGGAAGCAGCAGATTTTGTAAAAATTTTTTATATAGTGATACATCTCTAGAAAAAAATAGCAAAAATTCAAAACAATTAATAGAGTTATATAATGAAGTAATGATAAAAATTAAAGAGTGTTTGTTAGACTACGAAAAAGATTACCCAGTTAAGGTAAAATATTTTGAAGCATTAAACGTTGTTAAATATTCTGTAAATGATTTTTTTAATTATCATACAGATGATGGCCCAGATGTGAGGTATACCGTATCTTGCGTTGCTTATCTTAATGATGATTATGATGGCGGAAACCTACACTTTAAATTCTTTGATATTAATTATAAGCCAGAAATTGGAGACTTAGCAATATTTCCATCTGCTTACTCATATGCACACGCAGCGTATCCAATTATAAATGGTACAAAATATATATTTGCTTTGATGACAGATCGTACAGCAAAAGGACACAGAAGTGACCAATATAAATAAAGTGGAGAGCAAATGTTAAGTAATGCTGAATATATAGCCCCAGGCCTTATTGTATACAGAAATGCATTTCCCAAGGACCTTGATTTAATTAACAGACTAGAACAAATTTTATCTAATGAGTCAAATGAAAATCAGTGGAGAACTGCAAAAACTTCAAGAGATGGAAATGTTCAAGTTGGTAAAAAATATAGAGATTGCTCTGATTTTAAAATTAAAAAAAATACTGGGGATAATTTGGGCAAAAGCGAATCTACATTAAAACTGGAAAAAATTTCGGAAGACTGTTGTAGAGCAGCCTTGAACGCAGTTAAAGATTATTCTCAACATTTTAGGTTATCGCCATTAGAATATTGGGAATCACTCAATTTTGTAAAATATGATCAAGGAGAATATGTTGAAGTTCACTCTGACCATGGTTATAATCACATTTGTGTTTTGTCTTGTGTTGGATACATAAATGACGACTACGAAGGAGGCGAGTTATTTTTTGACAAACTTAATTTAAAGATTAAACCAAAAGCTGGTGATTTATATTTATATCCGTCTACATATCTTTATTCACATGCATCCCTGCCTATTACCTCTGGAACAAAGTATGCTATTGTTACCTTCATGGATTATTTAGAAGCGCCGCATACCCCAGAATATAAAGAGATAGAAAAAAAAGAAATAGCTAAAAGACAAATAAAGTCTGTACATGATTAATAAATTGGAGAATAAATGTTAAAAAACGCCGAATTTTTAGGACCAGGTATTGTTGTATACAGAAATGTTTTCACCAAAGATCTTGATTTAATTAATAGACTAGAAGAAACTTTATCGGATAGATCTGATGTAAATAAATGGAAGACTGCAAAAACTGGATATGCTTTAGTAGATAAAGAATATAGAGACTGTTCAGATTTCAAAATTAAAAAAAATACATGGGACGATTCTGGAAAAAGCGAGTCTACGCTAAAGCTTGAAAAAATTTGGGAAGATTCTTATAATGCACAGCTAGCCCCAGTTGAAGACTACAGCCAAATGTTTGGCTTAGCGCCATTAAAATATTGGGAATCTTTTAATTTTATTAAATATGGTCCAAGCCAACATTTTCAGGTTCATTCAGACCACGGATACTCATACATTTGCGTCCTATCTTCTGTTGGATACATAAATGATGACTATGAAGGAGGCGAGCTATTTTTTGATAAGTTTAATTTAAAGATTAAACCAAAGGCTGGTGATTTATATTTATTCCCATCTTCATATATTTACTCGCATGCAGCAATGCCAGTAACTTCTGGCACAAAGTACTCTATAGTTACCATGCTTGATTACTTAGAGGCACCTCACACCCCAGAATACAGAGAGATAGAAAAAAGATATACAGAAAATTATGTATGACATTTTAGTTTATAAAAAAACAGAAGATGCTGCAAATATATCACAGCTTTCTGTAAAAAGAGGCTGGATGGACGACACGGTAGATTCTCATGCTTACGTATGTTTTCCAGTGACACTTGCAAATTCTTTAGGGTGGGGAATATCTTATCCAGAAGACATATCTTTTATCTGGGATGGAATATCAGATACTTCTGGGCATCATGTGACTATATTGTCTGGACATAAATATTGCTATACTGAAAGGGCTAATGCCACCATAAGCTTTAAAACGGGTTTAGTTTTTAGAACAAATCAAAATACAAGTTTATTACAAATGCCAGTGCCAAATTTATTTACTGATGAATATCAGTCTTTTACAACACTTATAAGCACATCATTTTTTCAAGCAGATCTGCCATGTGCCTTAAGAATATTAAAGCCTAATAAAATAATAACAATTAAAGCAAACACTCCAATATCTTCTATTTTTCCAGTATCTCTATCAGAAATTCAAGATTCTTCTATTTTTTATTCGGGTATAGAAATATTAAACACTATTAATAATAATGAAAATAAAGTAGAACAGCCAAAACAAAAATTGCAAAAAGGTTTTTGGTCAAATAGCTATAGAGATGCTAAAGACATAAATGGAAATAAATTAGGAAATCATGAAGTAAAATCAATTAAATTAAAGGTAATTGAAAAATAAAATGAATAAAAAAATAACATTTGTTTCACATCAATTATACAATAATGAAAATAAAGTTCTTGCCCCCAAGCCAGGGAAAACGCAAGTTCCTAAGTGGTTTGTTTCTGCGAACAAATATTGGAAAGAAGATGGAAAAGAGGAAGTTTTAAAACACCAATGGGGTGCCGACATACTTGGTTTTAAGTCTTGTCCAGCTCTGCTAGACATGTTTTTAAATGGTTATTATCTAACTACTCCATGTGATATTATGTTTTATAAAGATCCACAAAGTAATACATTGGTAGCTAAAACAGAACCAGGGTATGAAAGGTTTATTGGATCAAGAGAGCCGATGAATGGATTTGCCGTTCCTTATGGATATGAAGAAAATCATTTTCATTGGTACCCTAACTGGGGCGTTAGATTAGAAAAGGGTTACAGTGCAATTTTTATTTCTCCAATAAACCGATATGATCTACCATTTATTTCTACTGCTGGTATAATAGATAGTGATATGTTAGAGATCCCAGGTCTAGTGCCTTTCTTTTTAAGAGAAGGATTTTCTGGAGTATTGCCAGCGGGAACTCCATATGTTCAAGTAATTCCATTTAAAAGAGAGAACTGGAAAATGGAATTAGAGTATCCCGAAGAAGAAAAAATGAAAGAAATTAAAGATACTGCTAGCAATATTTTAAGAACAAATGAAAACGGACAGTATAAAAAACACTTATGGAAAAAGAAGGTACACGAATGATATCTAATGAAAATAAAGAAGTTCAAGAAAGAGTGAGATATTCTAGAAAGTCAATAACTCCATCTGGATATTTTGGTGAATCTGCAGATAATATTGTAGAGATAGAAAATTTTATCACAGAAGAAGAGCAGGAATATTTACTAAATTTTGCAAAGAATAATACCATGTGGGATATTACAGAATCACAATGGAATGAAAATGGAAACATTATATATGACCACAGAGTTTGGGAAAATCGTGTAGCAACAGTAGGCACCCTAACAAAGGCGGATAAAAAAGTAGTAGAAATTCTGACACTTGTTACAGAAAGAATGAAGCCAATAATTGAAGATAAATTTAATGTAGAGGTATCTCCAGCAGCACCAGCAATAGTTAGATGGCCAGTAGGAACTATGCAATTCCCACACGCCGACAAAGAGCTTCACGAAGGACCAGATGCTGGCACCCCAAATGAATTCCCATGGTATGACATTGGAACAGTTTTTTATTTAAATGACGACTATATAGGCGGAGAACTTTATTTTCCAAAACAAAATATTGTATTTAAGACTAAAGCTAGAGGAGCATATTTTTTCCCTGGGGACATGAATTATATTCATGGAGTAAATGCTGTTAAAGAAGGATGCAGGTACACCTACCCACTTTTTTGGACCGTAACAAAGCTAGGGAAAGAAAATAATGAATAACGAATTAGATTTTTTTGAGATATATCCAAAGGTAGATGTCTATAAAAATTTATTACCAGACTCAAAAAGATTGGCAGAGATTGTTAAAGAGTCTGCTAAAAATTCAAATGGTAGATACTATTTAAGAGAGTGGGACCAGTGGTCTGTATTTGGTTCTTACACTCAGCAAAAACATAATGATAACGAGCCTAGAGAATACGGCGAAATGTATGATGACGAAAAGTATTTATCTGACTCTGTATATGAAGCATATACAAAAGCCATATCTGATTACATAAAAAGACATAACTTAACCCTTCCAGAAGGTGCTTCTCTTCTCACATCGTCATTTTCAAAATATGATACAAATGTAGATCTTATGAAAAATAATATGTCTATGCAATATCATACAGACTACATAATAACTGAAAGAGATATGCCAGGACCAAAATTCTTTTTAACATGTACAACATATTTAAACGATGATTATCTTGGTGGAGAAATTGAATTTTTAATGGATGGGAAACAATATCCTTACAAACCAGATGCGGGGGACATTCTAGTGTTTCCTTCTATAGAGCCATATTTTCATGGAGTTAAAACTATAACTTCAGGAGAAAAATTTTTTGTTAGAAACTTTGTGTCTTATACTTATAATGGATCAGAAGAATGGCTTAGAAATCAAAGACATTACGGAGCATCTCGTTGGGCTAAAATGGAGCAGGAGCGGCTAGAAGAAGAAAACCCTAAAAGCATGAAGTATATTAATATGGGAGATAATTATGGAAATAACTAAACACAAAGAAGATGTTTTTCATGTATCAAATGTTGTAACTCCAGAAGAAGCTAATAAAATAATTAGATATTTAGAATTTTTAGCAGAATCAAATCTTCTAAAGTGGAATCAAATATCATTTTATGACTCATATGCAATGGGATTTTGGGAGTCAGATCCAAAGCTAGCCATGTTTGATTTGCCCTCAGATTACTTTGCCAGACTTAATTCTAGAATAAAGAATGCATGCGAAAAAGTTTTAGGTAAAGAGCTTTCTGAGGTTAGCTATCATGCACAGAAGTGGATAGAAGGAGCATTTGCCTCATTTCACTCAGACAATTCAGACGAAGAAGGCAATCCGACAGCATTTGAAAGAAGCAAGTATGCAGCATTTATGTATTTAAATGATGATTTTACTGGAGGAGTGCTAAACTTTAAAAATTATGATATTAGCATAAAGCCAGAGACTGGCATGCTCGCAGTATTTGCGGGAGGCCATGGCAATGAGCACGAAGTTACAAAAGTTAAAAGCGGAACAAGATACACCATAGGATCATTTTGGGACAATGCTGATTCTGTTTATACTGAAGAGCAAAGAAAAAAATGGGCTGATGAATTGGCTGAAGTTAGAAGCCAGCAAGAAGAAGAATATAAGGTATGGGCAGATAATAAAGAAAAAGGAATTACTTTAGACTACGTTGGCAAAAACGGAGAATAAATGAATGTCCAAAAGCTAGAGGAAAACATATATTACTATACAGACATCTTTAGCGATGTCTCTGCATATAAATCATTAATAGATGAGTATTCTTTAGATTGGCATGATTGGTTATCCAGCGACGGGGCTATAGAATATGGCACATATGCTGGAGGCCCACATCAACTTCCTAATGTAATATTAGATCCAATAAAATATGTTACGCATACTTGTTTAGAAAACTATACTGAAAATACAGGAATTAAATTTGGATGGCTTCCAGATTTTTATAAAATACAAAAATATTCAACTGGCGCCTATATGGGGCCACACGTAGACTCAATAGATAAAACTGCGGATAAATCTCCGACAATATCTATAGTTTTATATTTAAATGAGGATTACGAGGGCGGGAACATATCCTTCCCAGAGCAAGGCCTTGACATCAAGCCAAAGGCTGGAAGCATGATAATATTTCCTTCGTATCCACCATATTATCATGATCCAAAACCAGTAACAAAAGGTACAAAGTATATGTGTCCAATATTTTGTTTCAAGGAGCCTTTTTAAGGTATAATCTTATTATGTCCTATAAGTACTCAGTAATAAAAGATAATCCACTAGGCTTTTGGTTTTTAGATGAACAGTCTGGAACTACCGCCATAGATATATCTGGTTGCGGAAATAATGGAGTTTACTTACAGTCTTTTTCTAGCCCTCCCCTTCCCCTGACATACGGAGGAATTAATTCCGTAGAAATAAGTAATTTACAAAGCATTACTTTTCCACTAACATATAATTATTACGGTATAAGCAAAGAGACCCCAATTGCAAACAGCAGCTATTCTTATAATCCTTTTACAATAGAATGTTTTATTTATCCAAAAAGCCTTACATCAACAATGGAGCCAGTTGTTGCAGATGCAGCATCAGGGGTTGGTCTTTATGCCAATAATAACGGAGTGGCATTTGCGCTAAAGGGTTTGTCAGATTCTAATTCAAGGGTTGATTTTGCCATACCTAATTTTAACCGCGTTGTACATATTGTATGTGTTTATTCTGTATCAGATATATCAATATATATAGACGGAGAAAAGCAAGCAGTAAAAACACTAGACAACTTTAAGTTTACGAACGCTTCTTTGGCATTAAAGTGTGGTCCAACATCTAGCTCATCAAATAAATTTTTAATAGACTCCGTTGCAATATATAGGTACTCCTTGTCAGAGTCTCAGATACAAAATCATTATAGCCTAGCGCAATCCATACCAGCCTTTAATACAGTATTCCCAGACCTGGGAGAGCTGTTTGACATATACGATACAAACATATCAACTAAATTTGAGTACTCTTATCCAGCAAGAAAGCCCTGGAAAGACATGACAACTTCAGGTCTAGAGTATAATTTTGTAAAAAATAGAATACAAATTCCTATAGGTACTGGAAATTCTCAGTCAGCATTTTTTACGGAATTTTTATATATACCATCACAATACGGAATAGATAGCTCTAAGATAGAGTGGGTAGCAACAAGCGGTGTCGCCGTATACTCCAGCCTTGATGGGGTAACATATGTTCAATGTGAAAACGGATCTAAAATACCTCAATATGGAAATTCTACAAGCGGGGAAAGCTTTAGTAGCTCTTATCAGCTTTATATAAAGGTAGTTTTTACAACAACTAACGACCTTTTAAACAATCCTTTTATGCAAAGCCTAACTATTAAATTTTATAAGTCACAAACTCTTTATGCAACAAACTCATCTAGCTATATATATCAAATGACAGATGATTCAGCATATGACTCAAAGTCATATATTGGAGACCAAAAATACGCAATTCTTTCTAGGAATAAGTACGGAGGCATTTGCACAAAAGAAGATTCTGGATTTTATTTAAATTTATCTAAACTTTCTACATCAATGGAATTCTTTTATACCCCCAAAGACTTGTCTGGCGGCGGGCTTATATACAGGGTTGATCCTACCATTATAGAGCTCTCTGGAGGCCTATACAATACCTCTTACACTGGTCTAGATATAGTTAGTGGAGGGCTGTACAACTCATCTTATACGACCTCCTATGACGCAGGACAGGTAAATAGAGATATAGGAGTTGCTTACACATGGGCTTCTTCTGGAGCTATTACCAAAGATAATATTAAAAAAATATATGTAAATGGGGTAGATAAAACATCTCAAACTTCAATATCAAATGTTTTTAAGGCTGGAGAAATGTACCACGTAGTACTTGTTTTTGAGGAGCAGATAATAAATTCAGTTAAGATGGGTTATTCTACAGATGGAGGCTCTGAATCTCTATATCAGTATATATCAATGTATGACTACGAGATAGACTCTGGAATTGTCTCTGATCACTACCAAATTTATATAAATGGAGACCCAACAGTAATATCTGAAGCGTCCTTCTCCCTGACAGAAAATGCATTTGAGCTGTTCGATAATGACTGGCTTGTGATTCAAAACGTTTAAATCTGTCGGTCATCCTGACAAAAGCTGGACTTAAATAAAAGATAATGGTAGAATGAGTGTCTATGGACTTCAATAAGATTGGCACTAAGGTTTTAGACGAGGAAACAACACTCGGCATTTATGTATGGGAAATTGACGGGAAATGGGTCGGAGACGACGAAGGAAATTACCTATCAATTACATCAATGAAAGATAACAAAGAAAGAATTGAGGCTCTCAGAAAAGCTGTTTCTGGTTATGGTATAGACAGAGGACAGCCATTATTTTTGTCGGGAAGACGCAAGATTGATGATGAAGAATATGAGTATCAGCAGTCAAGACTTAATTTAGGTCTAGTACCAGACCCACTAGATATAGGAAGCTATAAGGATGAGATGAAAAAGCTTATAGTGCCAGGGAGATAAAAATGGAACATATTGATGAGACCCCAGAAGTAAACGATGAGATTCAATTATCTAGCGTCGCAGACTGGTTTTCTTTTAAAAAAGAAACAGAGCACGATGATCCATTTCAGATTCAATTAGATGATATTAGAAAACTAAATGGATTAAGTCCAGCATTTCGCAGAAAGCTTAGCAGAGAATTTTCAAAATCTTTTACTGGAATAGATAGTGCATCAACACAGCAGAATTTATTAGCACAGGCCATCACTGGCTATGCAATGTTTGACCTAGTTCAACCAATATATAACCTAGAATATCTTTCAAAAATCTATGAAGTTTCTACATATAACTATGCAGCAATTAATGCAAAAGTTGCAAACATCGTTGGTCTTGGATATCAGTTTGATGAAACAAGAAAAACAAACGATGCTTTAGACGGAATCACCGATGAAAAACAATTACAAAGAGCTAGAAAAAAGCTTGGAAAACTAAGACAAGATTTAGAGCAGTGGTTAGAAGAGGTAAATGATGAAGAAACATTTACAGAGACTCTCATTAAGGCATATACAGATTTAGAGGCAACTGGCAACGGCTTCATTGAAATAGGCAGAACAACCCGTGGAGATATTGGTTATATAGGCCATATCCCAGCAAAGACAATGCGTGTCAGAAGACTTCGTGATGGATTCATGCAATTACTTTATGGAAAGGCAGTTTTCTTCAGAAACTTTGGAGATCAAGAAACGCCAAACCAAATTGCAGGTGGCCTAGAAAGACCCAATGAAATTATTCATTTAAAAAAATATACGCCAATGGATAATTATTATGGAATCCCAGACATCATAGCTGCCCAGGTAGCACTTGCTGGAAATGAATTTTCTGGTCAATATAACCTTGACTACTTCCAGAATAAAGCAGTACCAAGATATATAATTACCGTTAAAGGTGCTAAGCTTTCTCCAGAATCAGAAAGAAAACTACTTGAGTTTTTTCAGGTTGGGTTAAAGGGCAAAAATCATAGATCACTTTATGTCCCGCTTCCAGCAGATACTCCTGACTCAAAAGTTGAATTTAAGATGGAGCCAATAGAGGCGGGATCACAGGAATCATCATTTAATGTTTACCGAAAGGCAAATAGAGACGAAATTCTTTTGGCCCATAGAACACCAATTTCTAAAATTGGTATTCCTGAAGGAATTAATTTAGCAGCAGCCAGAGATGCAGATAAAACATTTAAAGAGCAGGTTTGCAGACCAGCACAAATGAGATTAGAGAAAAAAATTAATTTAATTATTGCTGAAAAAACAGATGCGGTTCAAATTAAATTTAATGAGCTTAGCCTTACAGATGAAGATACTCAGTCAAAGATTGATGAGAGATATTTGAGAATGCAGGTTATTACTCCAAACGAAGTCCGACTAAGAATGGGTAAAATTCCAATTGAGGGCGGAGACGAAGTTATTCAATTAAAGCCACAACAGCAGGCAGAAATTAGAGCTCAGGCTGGGCAGACAAGAACCAGAGATCAAGAGAGACAAAATAATTCCCCAGATATTTCTGGAGAAGCCAGAAATCCAAAAGGCGACGGCAGTAAAGTAGAATAATCTACTCAACCGTTATTTGCCTTTTGATGTATATACCTATAAAATTAAGCATATGAATATCGAAAAATCTTATTGGTCATCAAATGGGGAAAATCTTCATTTGTCGGTTCCCTTTACAAAGGTAAATATCGAGAAAAGAACAGTCTCAGGTTTTGCGACATTAGACAACGTTGACCAAACAGGTGATGTTGTAACAGCAGATGCAAGCCTTAAGGCCTTTGAAAACTTTAGAGGCAATCTCAGAGAAATGCATCAGCCACTCGCAGTAGGCAAAGTTGTTTCTTTTAAGCCAGAAACATACTACGATCAAGATTCAAAAAATTTTTATAATGGCGTTTATGTAACCTCATACATCTCAAAGGGCGCACAAGATACCTGGGAAAAAGTTTTAGACGGCACACTTACTGGTTTTTCAATTGGCGGAAAAATTAAAGATTCAGACAATGAAGTTAATAAAGCAACAGGGCAATCTGTAAGATTTATTAAAGATTATGATCTAGTAGAACTTTCAATTGTCGACTCTCCAGCAAATGAATTGTGTAATATTTTTTCAATTGAAAAAGCAAATGGCACAATGATATTTAAAGGAATGGTTGCAGATATCGTAACAGAAAATATTTTTTATTGTGAAGAAAGCAACTCTGTATTCCTTTCTGCAGAAAAAACATTTGATTCACCAATCACTGGAAAGCCAGCGTCTATTATCGGATGGGTAGAAAAATCAGACATTAATAAGTCTGCCGAAGTACAAAAGATTCTTGATTCATTTAAGAAATCAAGATTTACGTTGCCTGATACACAAACAATTGCAAAACAGGCAAACGCAGAAGGAGGTAATGAAGTGTCAGAAAACACAGAAAACACAGTGGTTGAAGAGACCGCTGTTGAAGAAACAGTTGCCGTTGAAGAAACGCCAACAGCTGAAGAAGCTCCTGCAGAAAATGCAGTTGCAGACGCTCCTGCCGAATCTCTGGAAAAAGCAGCCGACGTATCAGAAGTTATGGTTGATGAACCTGATTTTGCAAAGATGCTTGGTGATTTAAAAGGCTTTTTCTCAGAAACTCTAAATAAGGCTGCACAAACAAATGCAGACCAAGTTTTAACCATTAAAGATACTGTTGAGTCATTCAGCAAGAGCGTAGATGGAAGAATTTCAGAGTTGGCAGAACAGCATGCTATTTTAAGCAAGGCTGTAGAAGATATAAAGAACACAATTGACGGCGTTGAAAAGCGTGTCGATGCAGTAGAAGGTGAGACTGCAATTAAGAAGTCCTCAGATCTTGGCGGATCTCAGGGAGTAGTAATCAAAAAATCAAAATGGAACGGTTCTTTCCTCGGTTCCGTATCAGATTTAATCAAATAAGGGTAGGTGAAATAAAATATGAGCAATGAATTATTAAAAGATATTGCAGCTGGAACAACAGCAACAGGTACATTTGCTTCCACAACAGGTGGAGCAGGTATTCATACCGCATCAGAAAATGGTAACGGTGGTTTGCTTAATCCAGAACAGTCTGCTCGCTTCCTTGATTATATGTTCGATGCAACCGTAATAGGTAAAGTCGCACGTACAGTCCGTATGAAGTCAGACACAACCGAGATTGACCGTATTGGCGTTGGTGAGAAGCTTATGAAGCTAGCAACTGAAGGTTCAGATACTGCTTCAAACTCAGCAGTTACATTCTCAAAGATTTCTTTGACAACAAAGAAGCTTCGTCTTGACTGGGAACTCTCAACAGAGTCTCTAGAAGACAACATTGAAGGTCCAGATCTAGAAGATCATATTGCAAGACTTCTTGCAACACAGGCTGGAAATGACATCGAAGATGTTATCCTAAACGGTAACACAGCACTCACAGGAGATGCACTTTATAAGGCATTTAACGGTGTAGTTAAGAAGGCTAAGACATACGGTAACGTTGTCGATGCTGGTGGAGCTGCCATTTCTCGTGCAGTATTCAACTCAGCACTTAAGGCACTTCCACGTAAGTACAAGCAACGTCGTACAGACCTTCGCTTCCTTGCGGGATCAAACTTGATCCAGGATTACTTATACTCAACATCACAAAACATCCAGAACGTTAACCCACAGGATATTGCTTCAGGCATCATCCGTGGAGATGTTCCAGTTGTTGGTGGTCCAGCAGGATATGTTGCGCCATACGCATTTGGTATTCCAATCATTGAAGTACCATTGCTTCCTGAATCACAGGATGGCGATTACTCAGGAGAGACAGGAAACCACGGAGACGTCCACTTGACATTCCCAAATAACGTTGTTATTGGTATCAAGCGTGATGTAACTGTTTACCGATTCTTCTGGCCACGTAAGGACTCAATTGAGTACACAATGTATACTCGTGTTGGCGTCCAAATCGAACAAGCAAATGCTTGGGTTGTAGTTAAGAACGTTAAGGTAGCTTCCTAATTAATTAGGTAGATATTTAAGAAAAGCCCCTGAAAATTAATTCAGGGGCTTTTCATTTAAATTTATTAATGATATAATGAATGTACCTAAACTAAGGAGAAATATATGTCATTTGAGACATTAAAAGTAGCAGAGCTTAAAAAGATTGCAGAAGATTTTGCAGTCGATACAGAAGGACTAAAAAACAAGGCAGACTTAATTGCAGCACTTTCAGAAGAAGGCGTCACATATTCTGTTTATGCAAAGACAATTGAAGTTCTTGAAGAATCCGAAGTAGAGTCAGATGAAGTACTTCCAAAATTTGATTCAAAGAAAGATCAACCAAAAGACAGTGTTTTAGTTAGAATGACAAGAGCAAACTTTAGATATGACATTCTTGGATATACTTTTACAAAAGATCATCCATTTATAGCAATGAAAGAAGAAGACGCTCAAAAAATTTTTGATGTGGAGGAAGGCTTTCGTTTAGCAACACCAAGAGAAGCACAAGATTTTTATAGCTAAACAAGCCTATAATAATGGCAGAGATATATGTAGATCAAACAGCACCAATTAGAACAAAAATATTCTATGGCGGAGATATTATTGATGCCGATGGAAATGTAACTGCAACTGTTTATGATATTACTAATGATCCAGCCGTATCTCCATTAGTAAGTTCAACAGTAGCAGTACATACAGCTACTGCGGTAAAGTCAGAAATTGATGCTGGTACCTATCAAATAATACTTCCGTTATCATTAGTTCGTAGAAATAAAAAGTTTAAAATTCAATGGAGTTATCAAATAAATGCAGTGAGCGGATCACATTTTTCATATATTGATGTTGTTACTCCATATGCAAGTATGTTTGATATTATAGATGATTTGGGATATGGAACAGATCCAGGAGATGTAAACTCCAAAACTTATCATCAACTTCAAATGGCAGAAAAATGGGCTAGAAAAATAATTGAAAATTATACTGGTCAAACATTTTATTTATATGATGATGTACATATAGTCTATGGAGATGGAGCAGATTCTTTAAGGCTTCCATTTAAAATAAATTCTCTTCACGAGCTTTACGAAAACGATGTTCTTGTTTTAGATAATATTAACAATGTTAATAACTGGATATATGATACTCAAATATCTGAAAGCGGATTTGGCGTCAGGGTTAATCGTGCAAACATGTTGGACAATACAGTTTATTCTGCAAACGGCATGGTCCCTCCTCCCTACAATGATACTTTTGGCGGGGCATTTAAAAGAGATTCCGTTTACAAAGTTCAAGGACGATACGGATGGAGCTTTATTCCAGACGAAGTAGAAGAAGCAACTATTTATTTAATTAAAGATTACTTCTCAAAAGATAGAGCATGGAGAAACAAATATGTTCAAAACGTACAGTCATTTGACTGGAAATTTGAATATAGCAGCGAGTCTTACCGTGGAACAGGAAATGTATATGTAGATCAAATCCTACTTCCATATGTAATTACTCAAATGGTAGTAATCTAATGTTCGATTTGGTCGATGCTATATTTAGCATGAATCTAGATGTTTATACTCAGTCAGACCTACAAGATGCAGATACTGGATTAATTAAAAAAAGCTGGCAGTATACAAAAACTGTAGACTGTCATGCAAAAGCATTTATATCAAATTCTTCAACCTCAAGAACTGGAGACAGGCAAGTCTTCGGAAATATCTACGAGAATACGCAGATGCTTGAAATTAGAACACACGATAAATTAACTTTAAGACAAAAAATTTCTAATATTAGAGATGCCAGTGGAAACTATATATGGACAGAGCTTAACTTCCCAGAAGATACACCGACTGTATTTGAAGTAGTTGGAAGTACGCCAATCACTGACCCATTTGGAAACACTCTCGCATTTAGTACAATTGTTAAAAGATCGGAGAACCAGGTAATTGGCGTCTAGCGAATTATTAGTTGCAGCAGCAGCTACTTTAGAAACAGTCGGATCTAAGCCAAGTTCTAAGTACCCAATTCAGGAAACCCTTGTAGCTCAGGTATCTGCAGTTATTTATTATAAGTCTATGGTTATGTCAGAACTAACAACAAGTAAATCATTTAAGGTCAAGTTTAATAAAGTAATCTTTGATCAAATAAATGAGGACTTTGGTAGCTATATTGATGCTCAGGCTAGAACAAAGCCAAAAAGCTTGCACCATGTTTATGAGTGGCAAAAAACTGGAATCAAAGAAGCAAGACTATTTAATCTAAAGAAAATAGATAGCGGAGAACTAGGGTTTGGAGTCTCATATAAATTTAATCAATCTAGGACTGCTGTTCCAAATAAATATTCAAAAAGAAAAAACGTATTTAAAAATAAAGCTGAAATAATGGAAAAAGGAATAACCGTTGTAGTATCCCCACGTTTTGCTGAGAGACTAGTTTTTGATTCAGGGTTAGGATACACTGTCTTCATGCCCAAAGGGGCCTCTGTGACCATTACAAAGCCTGGTGGAGTGGCTGCAAAGCAGTCCTTTGAGACAGCATACAAAAGATTTTTTACAAGCAATTTAGTTAGCCTGTCTATTAAAAAGTCTGGATTTCAAAAAATATTTACATATAAGATGAAAGACGTATTAAGAGTGCCAAGAGAAGTCAGGAAAGTAAAATATGTATTTTCTGGTAAAATGTTAAGGGCGGAAGCAAAACAGGCAATAGAGAATGCATTTGGAGGATTAGCATAATGGTAAATTATAAATTAGATGCAATGTTAGATCTAAGAAAGTACTTATGGCAGGAATTACAGGATGCCAATATATTTGACCCCAATAACTATGATACTTCTGGCACTGGGAATATATTAATTCCTATTGTCCCAGTTCAACAGCCTGCCGAATTTAATCAGTTCTTGAGCGGGAAGAAGCATATTGTCTATGATAAGATAAGCTTAACCTATGAAGATAATTGGATGATCTGCAATGAACAAATATTGTTTACCATATATGCAACAGATGTGGCTGATATTAATGAAATCACAAACTTTATGGTAGATCTATTTAGAAGAATGGATAATTCTGCTAGGGACATTAATACTTCAGCTCAGTCTACGCCTCAATTTAAATTTTACAATACATATATAGCCGACATATCCCCAACAACACCGTCGAAAGAGCAGCTAGGCTTCTTGTCTTCAGATGTAATATTAGAGATTAAATATAGTAGAATTTTAGATAAAAGTGGACGGTACCTTTAGTTTGCCTTATATCCAATAATGCCGTATTATTAGACCTAGAGGAAAGGGCCTAGCCAGCCAAAATTTTACAATTTAATAAAATAATTTTTATAGGAGGTTTAAACTATGGCAACACAAGCCACAGGTAATGCAAAGAATATTCTAGTCGGTGCTTCACCACTATTTCTTTCAGTAAAAGATTCAACACAGTCAGGTTACGTAGAAAACATGGAGCCTAACGCTTCAACAGGCGTAGCATTTAGTGCAGGAGTATCTTTTACAGATACACTTAATGCAGTAGATATCTCTACAGCATTGTACCGTAACGTAGGTTACACAAACAACGGTCTTCAGATTACTTACAACCCAACATACGGTTCAGTAACAGTAGATCAGCTTCTTGATACAGCTAAGCTTTTCAAGGAGTCAATGGAAGTTATGATTGCAACAGAAATGGCAGAAGGAACACTAGAGAACACTCTAGCAGTATTCGGTCAGGGTGGAACAAATACACACTCAACACCAATCACAGCAACTAATACACTTACAACAAATGCAACTTACTCACAGGAGTCACCAACAAATGCTGGTCTCAAGACACTCGGTCTTGCAGCAGGAGCACTTGGTGTAGCACCAGTTGAGCGTCAGCTTATTGCAGTCGGCGAAGGTCCAACAGGATCAAATGCTAAGATTGTTCGTGCTGAGCGTGTATACTATGCACGTAGAGTATTGTCTGTACAACAGTCACAATTCTCACTTGCACGTAATAACCCAACCACATTCCCAGTAACATTCAGACTTCTCCCATCAGGAGAGTCAGCATATGCTGGACAGGAATATGGAAAGATTATTGACCGCATTCTTACAGCAACAGCATAATTTAATTTAAATTAAGGAAAGCCTCCAGAAATGGGGGCTTTCCGTTTGTATTAGTAAAACCTTTTTGCTATAATCATATAGACACTATCCAAGGAGGATAAAATGGCAACTACAGTCTACGACGTAGAAGAAATTAAGCTACAAAATGGCGCAACAGTAAAGTTGAAGCCGCTAACAATTAAAGAACTACGCAAGTTTATGGAAGTAATTCAGAAGACAGCTGAAGTAAAAACTGAAGACGAAACTTTAGATATCTTAATTGATGCATGTGCAGTTGCATTAGAGAAGCAGCTGCCAGAATTGGTAGCAGACAGAGATGCATTTGAAGATGTACTTGACGTACCGACAATTAACCGAATCCTAGAAGTTTGCGGCGGAATTAAGATGGACGACCCAAACCTTCTAGCGCAAGCGGCTCTGGCTGGTCAGATCTAGATCTTGCGTCATTAGAAGGGGAAGTTTTTCTTTTAGGTAATTGGAAAAATTACGAAGAGCTAGAAGAAAATCTTTCAATGGCGGAATTAATCCAGACTTTTAAGGCAATGCAAAAAAATGAATCGGAAAAAAGAAAGTTCTTGGCTTCGATACAAGGCATAGACTTAAATGATGAAGTACAAGAAAAGGTTACCACCTTTGATGATATACAAAGAAAGGCACTTGGAATAGATGCATCAGGAGATGATGTAGTTTCATTACAAGGTTCCTTTGCAGCGCAAGCTGGATTTGGTATTGGAGAAGGTCTGGGATACTTTAGGGAGTGATAAATGGCCGATGATCAAGTCGTAACTAATATAGTTGCTCGGGCTGATTTTTCTGACCTTATCGCAAATGTACGAAAAGTTACTACCTCCCTTGCTGCAATGCAACAGCAAATTGGTTCCTCTAACAAAGTACTTTCTGCACAGATAAATGCTGTCAATAGAAGCTTTGGAGAAACCCTAAGATCAACAGGCCAGTTCTCAACCCACTTTGTTTCTTTAGCAAATGATGTTGATATATTTGGAAAAAGATTAGAAGGCGGAAAGCTTAAGCTAAGAGATTATTTTTCCACACTTCAAACTCATACAAGAACATCAGGCGGGCTTATAAGAGACCTTGCTAGGCAGCAGGTTCAATTACAAAATGCTATATTGCAACCCTTGGGCAGAAATGCACAAGGGCTTATGCAATTTAATGTTCATGTCCCACAAGGCTTGGACGAGATAAAAAATAAAGGTGCAATTGCTAGACAAGAAATGCAAATCCTTAATAAGGTTATGCAAGAAGGTTCTGTAGGCCTTATTAATTGGGGTAAAAATACTCAATGGGCTGGTCGCCAATTAACTGTAGGATTAACTGTTCCAATTGTAGCATTTGGAGCAGCAGCAGCAAAAGCATTTAGAGAAGCAGATCAAGAATTAACAAGGCTAACAAAAGTTTACGGTGGATTAGCCGCAACATCTTCTTCAGAGCTTCAGAAAGTAAGAAGAGATGTAACTGCTGTTGCAGATGAATTAGCTAGAGGATATGGATCTTCTTTTAAAGAGACCCTGGCTCTTTCTGCCGATATAGCCGCAACTGGTAAACAGGGTTCAGAGTTACTGGGTTCAATTAGAGAAACCACACGTCTTGCAGTACTTGGTGAAGTAGATAGACAAGATGCTATGAAGGCAACCCTTGCAATTCAGTCCGCATTTAGACAAGACACGGACGAGCTTGCAAAATCAATTAACTTTTTAAACGCCGTAGAAAACCAGACCTCTACAAGCCTTAGTGATTTGGTAGAAGCTATTCCAAAAGCTGGTCCAATTATTAAAGGTCTGGGTGGAAACATACAAGATTTAGCACTTTATCTTACAGCAATGAAAGAGGGTGGAATTAATGCTTCAGAAGGAGCAAATGCAATAAAATCTGCTTTAGCATCTTTAATTAACCCTACTGACGTTGCAGTCAAAAAGTTTGAGGGCTTTGGAATAGATTTGATGGGTATTGTGAATAACAATGCTGGAGATGTTACAAAGACACTCTTTGCTTTACAAGGAGCATTAAATAAATTAGACCCCTTGCAAAAGTCTCAGGCGATTGAACAGCTTTTCGGTAAGTTCCAGTTTGCCAGACTATCTGCATTATTTGAAAATTTAGGTGCACAAGGAAGCCAGACGCTTAAGGTTATGGACCTTATGAAAGCAAGCTCTAAAGATCTAGCATCAATTGCAGGTCGAGAATTAAGTATGGTTACAGAATCTGCTTCTGGTAAATACAGAAGAGCTGTAGAAGGATTAAAGGCAGACTTAGCGGGAGTCGGAGAAGAATTTTTAAAGGTTTCAACATTCTTTATTAATCTTGTAGATGGAATTATTCAGTTTGTAAATAAATTACCAGCACCAGTTAAAACAATATTAACATTCTTGGCTGGCCTAACAGCAGTCACTGGACCTTTGATTATGCTTACTGGTGTACTTGCAAACTTCCTGGGATATGTAATAAAAGGCGCATTTCACCTCAAAGCATTATTTAAAGGCGGAGAAGGCTGGAGAATGCTTACTCCAGAAATACTTGCAGCACAAAAAGCTGGAAGCTTAATAGAAAAAACATTTTATAGCGACGCAAAAGCAGCATTAGCTTTAGCAGAAGCACTTCAAGTTTTATCTGCTGGAATGACCTCTATTCAGTCAAAGATGACTCAAGGAGTTGTTTCTGTGCAGCCAATGCTTTCAACTGTTGCTGGAAATATAATAAGGCCGCCAGGCGACGACGGTGGCGGTGGTGGTGGAGTAGGTAGAGTAGTTGATCCAAAAAATCCTCTAGTCGGTCCAGCTGGCACACGTGCAAGCGCACACATGGTACCAAGATCTGGAATGACTCCAGAACAACGTGCTGCTCAAACAATTCACAGTTTCTTACCAGCTCCAATACCAGTTAATCAAGCAGTTGGTGCAAACCCACAAATATTTGCAGCAGGAGATTTGCCAGCAGTACCTGGCCTAACAACAATTCCAGGAAGATCGGGAGCAGTATCAACTGGCGTTGTAGCATCAGAGGCAGCTAAGTGGCATACAATGGTAGGAACGCTATCAATGATGACAAAGACCGAAGTTTCTCAGATGAAGACTCAAATAAGAACAACTGGAACAGTGACATCAGAATTTACTCAGGCTTTTGGCTCACTTCTTCCGCAGATGACATCGATTGCAGAAAATGCTGCACAACAATCAGCTATCATTGTTGCTGAAGCAAAAGCTGGAACTATATCTGTTCAAACAGCAAGACAAAGAATTATTGCATTAAACATTCAAGTTGAGCAATTAATGGCTCAAGCAACTATAGGAACAGCCACCTCACTTGGAAGAACCGCAGTTATTACTGGAGTGCCTACATTAGATCAACCAGTTGTAGATCCAAGAACTGGTAAGTCAAATATGCGAGAGCTATTTAAAAAAGGAAAAACCAGATCATTTGTAGATGAACTCGCAAGACTTATGGGCGTTAGAACATGGGGAGCAGGATATTCAACACACACAACTATTCCTATTAGAAGAAATTCTGGAGGATTAGCTTATCTTAGCGGAGGAAGTTCATCTCCAATAGTTCCAGGCCCAAGTGTAGACAAAGATGTTGTTCCAGCGCTTCTTACGCCAGGAGAATTCGTTGTAAATAGAAGAGCCACCCAAGCAAACCTCCCATTGCTTCAAGCAATAAACGGAAGAGGTTCTAGAGGACCAAGATATAATGATGGTGCAGACAGAGATATTGCTGCTGGAGTAAATCTTACAAACGAAGAAATGAGGATTCTTAATCCTGGTTTTAAAGGAAGTCTGCCTGCTTATCGTGCAAAGGGCGGCAGCGGAACTTATAATGGCGTAATAACAGATCCAGCAATAATAGCAAAATATCCAAAGCTAGTTGATCCCAAAACTGGATTTATAGGAATTGAACAAATAAACGCAGCATTGGCTGCTCCAGGATCCAGGGGTCTACCTGGAGAAGTAATGTTGGCCTCTATTGATGCTGCTGCTAAGGCTGGCGGAACAAGAAGTTCTACCGAACAACTACTTCAGTCATTGGCAAGAAGCGGAGTTATATCTGCAGCAGAAGCAGCTTCAATATCTGATGAAATACATTCTAAATATTCTCAAGTAGTTCGTGGCAGAATAGAAGGAATTTCAGATAGAAGAAACCCATTCTGGGCAGTATCTAATAGAATAATTTTGAGCAGGCTAGCAGGAAATGCCGACGCTCTTTCAGTTTGGTCAGATTTTTCTAAAGCTATTACACATCACACTGGCGCTGGAAGAAGAAGCACAACAGCGCTTTCTCTTAAATTTAAAACACCCTCTGGTGTAGTTGTAGACATGGGCAGATTAAGGGGCTCAAGAAAACTAGGAACAGCATTCCTACACTCATCAGTTCCAAGGCCATTAATAGAAAGAATGACCAGTAAAAACCTATTTATAAAAGAAGTAATGGAAAGAGCTTTATCTAGCCGATTTATGAGACGTAATTCTGGCGGAATGATTCCTGGATACAATATGGGTGGCATGATAGGAAGCCCATCAGAAATAGTGGCTAGAGGATATAATGATTCGTTTTTCCCAGTAGGCCCAACAACTGGAACTCCAATAACTGCATCTCAATTTGAACAAGCAACAGGATATCGAACCCTTGCAGATCAAATGAGGGCTACTGGACAACTTCCTTCTGGACAACTCCCTTCTGGATCTGTTTCAGTTCCCGAAGCCACACAGAAGTCAGGCGGTAAAGGACTTCTAATGGGTGCTGCAAGAATGGGCGGATCAATAGGCGGTTGGCAACTTGGATCTATGCTAGGAAGCAGTTTAACTGGAGGCAACCAGTTTGGAAGCATTCTAGGCGGATTTGCAGGAGGAGCAGCAGCCGATGCAGCTATTATAAAACTTACTAATCATTTATCAGAAGCAGGAAAGGCAGCAGGAGGGGCAGCCACTAAAACCTCTCTTCTATCTAAAGCTTTTCAATTTTTTATAAAACTACCAGGACCAGTAAAACTATTAGCCGTAGTTGTTGGAGTTGGACTAGCAATAAAAACAATGAACGACAAAATTGAAGAGCATAGAAGAATAGTAAGTTCTGGGTTTGGAATATCTGAGGAGTCTGCTAAAAAATTAGGACTTCAATATAAAAAGCTTGGTTCTGAAATAGATAGCTATCAACAAAAATATGATTTAATGCTCGCTAAAGCAGCTGCAAATAGATATAGTCAAACAAAAGCGGAAGGCAAAGGAATTGATATAACAGTTCCAGAGTTAGAAAAGCTTAAAAAAGAAGTAGCAAAAAATTTCCCAGATGAAATTAAAATGTTTGATAAAGTCACAAATAAGGAAGCCATAGAAAGAGCCGCCAATTTAAAGGCAGGAATGGTGGCTGCTGGCAAATCAGTAGAAGAAGCTAATGAAATTATATTAGCAATGATTATGAATTCTAACAAGTCTGCGTATGCACTAGACATATTGGGCGACAGAGGATTTGGTAAAATACAAGGCAAAGTATCTGCAACAAATGCAACTGTAAAAACATTCTCTAACGTTATAAAAGAAGGCAATTTTGATCAGCTTCCAATTGCATTACAAACTGCAGTTAACGCTTTGGATAATTTACAACAGTCGTTTATCAAAGTAGATGATAAGACCAAAAAAGCTTTAACTTCATCAGAGGCATATGAGAAAGTATTGGGTCAAATATCTACAACTGCCAATCAAGCAATAGGCGAAAAAGGGTTGGAAGAGATACTTGCACAAAATGAGGGGCTAAGAGATGTAATTAGTTCCACAGACACACTTGCTGGTATATGGGCAAAAATTAAACTTTCTGTATCTGGCATAACATTTAACCTAAAAGATATGTCTACAGAAACAGCAACAGCGATATCATTATTACTAGAACAACAGAAAAATTATCTAAGCTCAAATGATTCTTTAATTAGTTCTGCCGCAGATTTAATTGCAAAAACTGGAAATATTACTGCTAATCAATTAATTAAAAATGCTAACAGAACAAAAGAAAGTATTCAAAAAGAAATAGAACTAAGACAAAAAAATATTCAAAGAATTAAAGATGAGGCTGATGCCAAAAAGAAAGCTCTGGAGCAAGAAACAGAGGCGGAAGATTTTCTACTACAAATTCAAAAAAAGCAAATAGAATACTCAGAAGCCCTAGCTTCTGGAGATATGGCGACAGCGGCACAAGCACAATTAGATATACAGTCAATGACTGGTGCAAGACAGCTAGATCTTGCTAAAACTGCAATTGATTCTAAAGCAGATAAGGACATTAAAAAACAGCAAGATTTGATAAATAATTTAACTGACGCATTAGATGGGCTGTCTAAATCCTTGGAAAAACAAATTGCTGCTGCAGGTTCTCAACAGGCTAAGAAGGCTGATATGCAAGGTCTTTATGACTTATTCTTTCAGGCTGTCACACTTGGAATGGGCGGAGTAACAGCTGATGAAAAGTTAATAATTGCAGATATAGCAAAGCAATTAAGTAATAGCGGAATAGAAGAGTTTGTTAATCTATCAAACAAATATCTACAAATGTCTCCTACTGGTCCTTATGTTGGAAGAGCTCAGGCAATGGGATTTGGTTCACTTGAATCTTTGGGCGCCAGCTCTTTCTCAGTAGTAGCTGGCAAGTTACAAGTTGAGGATACAGAGCTAAGCAAGTATATAAAAGCACTTGCTGCTGGTCAAACTGCCGATTCAACAACAAGCTTTACCCCTAAATTAACAACTGAAAAAAGTGCTATGGGTCCAAAAGCTACATATACGATAACTCCACAGCAGTATGTTGATTCTGGAATGTATGTTCAGGGTGAGAATCCAGTAAAAGAGAAGAAAACATTTATAGACTACGCTGGACGTAGATTTAAAGTTGTTGGTGTGCAAGAGGATGGCGACTATATCGTAGAGAGAGTATTTGCAGCAGGCGGTATGATTAAAAACTTTATGCCAGGTGGAAATGTTACAGGACCAGGAACCTCAACATCTGATTCTATTCCAGCAATGCTTTCAGATGGAGAGTATGTAATAAGAGCCTCCTCAGTTAAAAAATACGGAACAGAGACATTTGAGAAACTAAATGCTGGAAAATTTGCAAATGGCGGACCAGTAAATACTTCAGCACTTATAACACCTTCAATTCCTTATTATATGAAAAATGGCGGAATGATTCCAGGGTACTTTGACGGAGGAAGCGTATTTAACAGGATTTTAAATTCTGCAATAAGCCCATTTGGAGCAGCTGGTTTTGGCTTGGATGTTCTTAGTAAGATTGATTCTTATCGGAAGAATAAGGATATAGGCAAATTTGTAAAGGTTTCTGGTGACGGCGCAGAATGGATGCAAAAAGCAACTGTTAACCCAGAAAGAGAATCAATATACGTTTATGATGTGGCAGATAGATATGACGCAAAAGATCGTAGGCCAATTGTTGATGGAGCACTTAAGTATTTAACAGGGCAGACTGGAGTTCAATTTAAGAGAGCAACATTTGGAATGAGAAATAATCCAGAAGTTGTTAAGCTAAATTGGAACGAATTATATAAAGAAGAAGATAGTCAAGTTGCTGGCACTGCAGTAACTGGATCCAGATACGTTGATTTAAGATCTCCATTTTATTTAAATTTGGGGAGCATTGGTAGATCAAATGGTATCCAAACAATTAGTCATGAAATTTTGCATTCATTAGGTATTGGCGACTATCAACAAAATTATGAACCACCGTTTGACAATAGCATGTTCTTTGGCCACGCAAAAAATCCATTCAATGTAATGTTTCCATTTGGAATCCCAGGATTAACCCCCCCTAAATTTGTTAGTAAAGGTGATACAGAACAACTAAGATATATCACAGATTTTTATAATTTTGAGAGTAAAGATATTCCTATTCGTAAAGCAATGGGCGGACTTATTCCAGGATACCACAAGGGCGGACCAGCAGGACACAAGCATAGTTCTCGCCAGCAACTTCCATTTTTCCCATGGCGTTCAGACCTACCAAACTACTGGAGCAATGGAAAGCCAACTGGTAATCCACGCACTGGAAGATGGGGAGAATTAAGATATAATCCTTCACCTGGACATGATATCTGGGGCGGAACAGAAATTCCAGGACTTAAGTTTACTGGAAAGACACCACAGCAATCAGACTACTGGCATCAAATGCAAGAGCAGCCAAAAAAATCTACTGGCTTGGGAATGGGTGTAGATAAGGATCCAATGCTTCTTGCAGGTTCTGGAGCCTCTACGGGTGGAATTGGCATGGGAGCATACGGACTTGGACCGCTTATGCTTGCGGGCGGAGGATCAGTTATTAAAACTGCATTAGGCTGGATTACAAAAAATTTATCAAAGTTTAAGCTTCCGTCTTTTAGAGTAGCCAAAAATACAGGCAGAACCGTAGAGCCTGAAAACATTGAAACGTTTTTATCTAGTGTATTGGGAGATGTAAAATTACCAGCAATTAAAACAGCGGCATTGCCACCTAATCACGCAGGACAATATATACCAAGGTTTGGAGACGAAGCTGGTACTAATTTGCTACCGTATATTTTGCTTCAATCAAAGATTAAAACATCTGGTAGCACTGCAGTACACGAAACAATGCACCATTTTGATGTAGATGTTCTTCATGACTCTTTTAAAAAAACACTTGCAAGGTTAAGAGAATCTGGTAAAACAGATTTAGCAGATGAATACGAATCAATTTTTGTAACAGGAGAAAATAAACAAAAAGGTTTTGGGTATGAATCCTGGGCACAGAAGGCGCTTGATTTAAGAGATCATGATTCTATTGCTTATTTTGGTGGCACAGCAGAAGCTTTTGCCGAAGAAAGCACTTTTAAAGCATATCAAAAATTTATAACTAGTAAAAGTCCAAAAGACAAAAAGCTAGCATTAACAATTGGAAATCCATACGGTCCAGGGTTTAGCACAGATATTTTAAGAGGATATTTTAAAAGCTATAAAGAATATCAAAGAAATGCTTTGGCAAGCCCCATAAGACTTAATCCATTCTTTCTAAAGGGTCTTGTAGAAAACTCTCCAAATATGCCCGAAAAAACAAAAAATATTTATAGTATGTGGGCAGAAGGTCTTACAAAATTTAGACCACCAGCAAGAAAGAATCAAGATGAAATCTTAAATTCCTTACAATTTCAACAGTTTAAGCAATACATAATTGATAATAACTTAGATAGGGCTAAAGGATATAGTCAAGGCGGATATATAAATCCTTCTTCTCTTATATCTTCATCCGTTCCTCATTATATGAATATGGGCGGAAAAATTCCAGGATATCATGATGGCGGACCAATAGGTCACAAGCACCCATCAACATCATATTCGCCAACACCAATGAGTACTTCTGCTAAAGAAATAATGGCATTACGCACCAAGCTGATCAAAAGCGGGTACGCAAACTCACAGTACCTACCTAGGTTAGTAGAGCCGACATCTGGAGTAAGTCCATTTAACATTCCTTCAAGTGTTGGTTCAACTTCATCATTATTCTCCCCAGCAACTGGAATTGCGGGAGATCCAAAATTTATAGCTGATTCACAAGAAGCAACATCTTTCTCAAGACAGCTAGGAGATATGTTTAATTTTGCAATGACTCCTTTAACACCATCAAAAGCTCCAGATGTAAATAAGCAGACAGAAAAATCTAAATACATGCGTGAGCAGATGGCTATTGCATGGGATATGATGCACAAAGTCAACCCTGCATTCAAGCTTGGATCATGGCTTGTAAAACCAATGTTTGATGCTGCCACTAACATTGGAGCTGGAAATGGTAAGTGGAATGATTACACAACCATTGCTTCAAGTTTTATAGGATCTGGATTATATAAAAATGCAGCAAAGGGCGCATTTGGAGGAATAAAAGCCCTTAGCTCTAAAGCCCCAGCCTTCTTGAAAAACTTTGGGTCTTCTGCCGCAGGGAAATTAGTCCCTGTTCCTAAAACAACAGTTCATGCTCAAATGCCTGGACCTAAAAAATTATCAGAAGATACACTTAAATCAATTAAAGAAATGGAAGATCAATTAGCAAAAACTATACAAGAAATAGATGATCTTCGTAGTGGTGCATACTTTGAAAAACATACATGGGCTAATCCAGCTTATAAAGATTCATCAATTGAGCACCTAGAGGCGGCTGTAGCAAGATATACTGAGAACATAGCAAGAGCTAAAGCAACAGATGTCCCACCAGGATTCTTTGGTGCGCTAGACCTTTTTATTCAAAAGCCTATGTATGCACAAGGAAATGATTTTAGTGCCATCGCATCTGCAACATCCAGATCATCAGCTTTTACTACAATGCCATTTTATAGAGCATTAAGCATGAAAGATATGGCCGAGATTACTGGTTGGAGTACAAGGCCAAATATAGCTGACATGACACTAGGGCTACCATGGATGAAACAGCATGGGTCCAGTTCATTAGTAGAAACCCCATGGGGTAATCTCTACGGATCAAGATGGAGGCCAGGAGTATTAGAAGAAATACCACCAGGAGCTACAAGACATCCAGATGTACCAGCACATGTACCAGATAGCGCTCTATATGGTGGGTTACCAGGTAGATTGTCTCCCGAATCTTGGCAATTTTTAGAAAAAGATCCAGCTCTTAAAATTGGAGAATCTTGGATTCCACAAATGCATAAATCTATCACAGATAGTTTAGATTTTGCAAAACATGTGGCTATAAATTCTGGAACTGGTGGAGGTGGAACTTCGGCAATAGCAAGATTTGAATTCACACCAGAATCTAAAGGAATCTTAGATCTAAGAGGAATTGCACAAGGCGCAGGCTGGAATCTTGATCCCAATGCTGGCGAAGGGCTTATAGCACCATGGACAGAGTATGTACTTAAGGCAATAAATAAAAATAAATATAATTATTCTGTTCCTGGATTTGATGGATCCCCCTCAACACTTACAAAATTAATAGACGAATATGTATTTGAAGTTCTAGGTCAACATACACCTCCAGGATGGACACCATTCTATAAAGCAAGTGGCGGATTAGTGTCGCAACATAACATACCTAAATTTGAAAAGGGTATTAATATGGTGCCTGCAAACATGTTAGCAATGCTTCATAAGAATGAAGCAGTAGTTCCTGCAAACATGAATCCATTTAATCCTAATGCACAGTCATATTCCCCACCTTCAGTTTCATATAATATTTCACCAGTAATTAATGCCGCTCCAGGAATGGATGAGCAGGCAATTGCAAATATGGCAACACGACAAGTTTTGGCGGAAATAAAAGTAATAGATGCTAGAAATAATGCTTCAATGGGTAGACCAGGTATGAGAGTTGTAGGCAAATAATGCTACAATGTTATATGGGAGAAAATATTAAATGACATTTATAACATTGCCAGTTGGCTCACTTATTAAATTAAACGATGTTGCCCTTTCTGAACACAATAGAAATCCAGTCGGCATAGGCTATAATAGAATTGAAAAGTCTCAAAGAATGAGCAATGGCACACTACGTAGATTCTTTATTGCAGATAAGAAGACATTAACTGTTTCATGGAATATGCTTCCATCATATTCAAATTATACTGTAGATGGCGGATATGGGGCATTAGACCTCAAAGCATTTTATGAGGCACTTGCAACGTCTACATTTAATGTTAAATTAAAAACAAGCACCACAACTGGATCAACAGAAAATAGTTTTACTATGGTATTCTCATCTTTTACCTGTGAGCTAATGAAAAGAAATGTTTATTCTGACATAGTATCTAAATCAGCAACAATTACTGCCGCCACAAATAATGGATCTTCTATCACATATACGGCACCTAATTTTTTTGCAGTTAATGATATTGTTACAGTAGCAGGATTTGATACAGAGGCATATAATGTTTATAACGCAGCTGTTACCTCAAGAAGCGGTACTTCATTTACTGTGGCAAAATCTGGTACCACCGCTTCAGTAACAGAAGCTTCTTCAGATGGAACAAATTTTATATATTACGCAAGCAACACATTCTCGGCTGGAGATGTAGTTAGCATATCTGGATTTAAAACTAAAACAATTACTGCTGCATCAACTGCAGCAGGTAAAATAACATATACTGCAACTGCTCACGGGTTTTTAGTAAATGACGTTGTTAATATTACTGGCATTTCTACTGCGGGATATAATTTATCTAAGGCTGTTATTACTAATGTAACTACCGATACATTTTCCGTAGTAGGAACAGAGTCCGCAGCCGCCACTTTTACTGGAGCACAAGCGTCCCTTGTTTATAACAAAACAAACGTAGATATTGTTTCTGCAACAGATTATTATTTTACAATAGCAGATACATCGTCGCAGGCAACTGTGGTACTTAGTTCCGCAGGAACCGCTACCCTTTATTCAGAAGCTACTCAATTTAGCGTTACTGGATTTGAGCCAACAGCTGGCACAAATGTCAAATACACATCATCAGGACATGACCTAGAAGTTGGGGACAGAGTAAGTATATCTGGAATTAGATCTACTGCTACAATAACAAATGCAGAAAAACTTACTGGAGATAATATTATCTCTCATCTTGCTACAATTACTGCGGTTCAGCTAACAAGCAATATAGCAACAGTATCCTTTAGCAATTCTACGTTTAGTACATACTCATGGAATATTGGAGATTCAATTACTATATCTGGATGCAGTAATTCAGTATTTAATGGAACCCATACAGTAACTGCTGTTCCTGCAAATTCCGCCGTCTCTTTTGCCAAAACAAATACTAACATTGCTTTGGATGAAGCGGCTACTGGAGATGCAGCAAATAATACCTGGTCTTCTGGAATGATAAAATATACGGCAACCAACACATTTGCTAAAAATGATATTGTTTCAATTACTGGAATTACCCCGTCAGACTACAACAATTCTTCTGCCAGAATTGCATATGCAACATCAACCTATTTCTTAGTACCTGGAAGCATTACAACAAAGTATAGAAAGCCTGGATCTGCATCAAGCATATTTAATTTATCAAGTGCTGTTATATCGGCAGTTACTACTGATACAATTACTGTCCCATTTACTTCAGCAGCGGGATCTTCTGTAACTGGTTTATCTGGGGCAACCGTAAGTAAGTATGTTAACTATACTGCATCCGCACAAACCGTAGCTGTGCCGCAGGAATTTTGGACGGTATCCCTATCCTTGGAAGAGGTATAATAAATGCCTACAACTTTAGAGAATGTTTTTTATCAAGACCATGCAGTAAAACTTAATCCTGCCTGCTTTATTGAATACAACATGAATGATTTAATTGATGGTATATCTGTATCAAACGTAGAGGTAGATTCTGGATATACTTCAGATGCTGCATATAGGGCACAGATAACTCATGAAAATTACTCTACTTTTCCACACGGAGCAGATGTTTCCTATCAATCAGATGGCCCTATAGCATTTAAAAAACTATTCCCATTAGATTCTGTTGTACAGCCAAGGAGACCGTCTTCTTGCGGAATAAAATATTTTATTCCTGGAATTGGAGATAACCTTTCTGTTGGAACGGGAGGAGATATTATACAAGCGTATAATGCTGTTCCATACCCGACAGATAAACCAAGAATATATTACCCAGGAATCTCTAATGCTTATAAGTATTGGGTGGGTGCAAAGAATAAAAATATTGCACTAAAGGTAACATATAAACACGACTCTACATCATGGACTGCTAGCAAAAAATCTGGTTCAATTCCAGTTGGTAATAAGTATGCCCTAGCAAACAAGATAGTTATTAAGTTTGAAAAATATCATTCTAAACCCATATCTGCTTGGGTATCTATAACAAAATCAAATGGCGAGGTTGTTCCAAATGTTGCCCTGACCCTTACCGATTTTGGTGCTGAATGGAATGGTGAGGTAGCTATTTATTATAATGGAACAACATGGAGTAAAAATGTACCGACATCCTATTCAAACACACAAGAAATAAAATCTGTGCAGCTTAATGCTTTGGTTTCTCAAGGAATAACACCAAGTGCCGATATAGGGGTAATTGAAATATCTGCAAGGTGGGTGAAGGATATATCATCTGATCTAATATCAATGTCTATTAATCAATCTTCATCTGCAGATGATGGAAGCGCTTTACCAGTAGGTATAGTAAATTCAAATACGCTTGAAATGTCTTTAGCAAACTATAGCCAATTTGCATCAACATTAATCCCTCAAATTTATGAAAGAACAATCGCTAGTTTTGATTCAACCAAATTATATCTGGTAAAAAATGCACTACTTACTCCATCCTTTAAAATATATCATCCAGGAGGAGCTATTGACACAACATCTAGCCCTTATGATAAAAATTTGCAGGGAGAATTTTATATAGATACATATCAAATTTCAGAGCATGGCGACTATACGATAACAGCATTAGATGGATCTAAACAATTAATGGATACATTCTGCCCAGATATACTTTGCAAAGATTTCCCTTCTATTACTGTCATCATGAGACTGCTTGATTCAGTAGGATTTACTAAATACAATTTTAATATAAAAAAAGTTGACGGCACAGATGACTCTATAACTAATTTAAACCATTGGTGGACGGAAGACACACAGACGGTTTGGGAAGCACTACAAGAATTATGTAAGGATAGTCAAACAAATGCTTTCTTTGATAAGAATGGCGTACTTCAGATTTATACTAGAAACGCAATTTATGATACATCAAGAGAAATTAATTGGCAATTTACTCAATCGCAAGATGGTGGCGTACTGCCTAACATAATCTCATTTGCAAAAAATGAAATACCTTCTTCAAATTCAGTAAAAGTTTTATGGCAGACTCCCCTATCAAGTACTTATATTGGAGGAGGTAGTGCCCTGTGGACTTCCCCAGCCTATTCTCTCAGCGCAGGAGGTTTGGGAGAGGACATTACGGCTGGTGGAATAACAGGTGAAAGCGAAGAGTTTTTAATAAATTTAGATACAATTGATCCATATTCTAAGATAGAGTCTTTCTACAGCTACAACGGATTTGTTTTAATTGATTCTGAAATAATAGAATATGACGCAATAGGATATCAATATGTAAAACAGAATGACGATTTTATTGATAACGTATGGATATCTTCTGCCTCTGACTTAAATCAATATCGTTCTGATTCAAAGCCTGGTGCAGCAGACTTTAGCAAATATCAGGAGACGGCATTTTTTAAGCCTAATGGTAGATACAGGATTAAAAAAGATAACTATGGTAAGCTAGTTGGTAGAGGCGCTTTAGGTACAAAAGCAATAGCTCATTATACACTTGAAGAATCCAAGGCAAAAAATTGGACAGTAAGAGAGGTTGCATTTTAATGGCTTTTGTACAAAATCTAATAGACGGAGGAGGGCCAGGTGAACCAGAAACATATTTAACTGTTTCTCAAAAATCTGATACATCTGTAGATCTATCTATATATGACTCATCAACGATACCAGAAAAATATCGAGTAATTTTTCAAAGGCAAAATAAGGTTAAGGTAAGCGGAAAAGATATATACTATGAAAATGTTGGTAGCCAAATTATAGTAGATATAATTCCATTGGAAGGAGTTAAAACTTTTTCTGGTTTAATGGCTGGAGGAGTTTATAATATAACATTGCAGAAGGTAAATGTAGGCACTGTTCAAAATATATCTAAGCAATATTATTTTACAATGTCTACTGTTTCTGCAGATGGCTCTTATATTGCAAGGACAACAGATCCTACCAAAGTCTCTTCAAATAAATCATACTTTCAGCTTGGTAGCGCATCTCCTACAATAAATAAGTTTGTAGTAGCAACTAGAAAATTTGATTCAACTCCAACACCATCAGGATTTTTTGCAGGCGAATCATTCCCAGGAGGCACATACCCAACATCTAGCAATAAATATTATATATTTGGAACATCTCTTTTTATGGAGCCATTAAATGAAGCTCCTAGACAATCATCAGGTATTGGATTTCTTTTAAGCGATGCCGCAAAAGGCGGATATTATCTTAAGATAGAATCAACTGGATCAGCCGCAACTGGAGACAGAAATACAATCAACCTATACTTTGCAAACGGAACAAAATTAGAGAAAATAGCAGACACACAAATAGATCCAGCAACAAGACTAGATAAAGTTCTGGGCGGAAAGTTTTACTGTATAGACATAAAGGTTAAGGTTGATTATGTAAACTATAAAGTTTTTATTGATGCTTATATAAATGGATTTAAGATATCTGGAACACACATAATTACAAGCGCACCTGCCTGGAAAAACGTTGTTTCAAACAACACTGGAATTTTTTCCGAACAAGGAAAGACATTCTTTGACTATGTATATGCTAAAAGCATTACTGAAAAAGAATACAATCAAATTAAATCAAATGTTAATTATTATGCTGGTCAATTCTCAAATGATTTATTAGAAACTAACTTTGGAGAGACATTTTATAATTTTAATTCTGCCGAAGATGACTATGCTAAAAACCAAGATTCCGTAGAAGAATTTGGTAAAGTTGTTAGAGAGATTGCGTATGTTAAGACAAAGTTTTCTGCTAGACCTTCTTTTCCAATAAAATGGTCAGTCGGATCAAATAAGTTTGCTAAAATTATTGGTAGTAAAACATCTAATTTTTCTGCCGAAGCATATGTATTAAATACATCTTCTACGTCAATACCATTACAGTCCAGCAAGGGCGATAGTTTTTATTTAATTGGAAATACTTTAAGCTCGGCAGGACAAGTAGAATATAATACAGATGACACAGATCTATATACTACAACAGAGCCATTAGTTTTTACTTCAAAGTGGATTCAAAATCAAAAAGATGCAAAGAATATAGCTGAGTGGATTAAGTCTAAATTTATTAATAGAGGTCAAATCATTAGTATGTCTGTATTTGGAAACCCTTTGCTTTCCATAGGAGACATAATTACAGTTAAATATTCCTACCAGGGCCTTGATGGATCTTCAGCAAAAAAGTTTATTATAACTAATATTACACAATCATTTGACCAAGGATTGGAGACAACTATACTATGTAGATCATTATAGTTGATCAAATGGTATAATAAAAAAATGGTAAAAAATATCCCGTCGGAACAAATAACACATGGATTTCCAATTGTCCTTCCCAAAAATAGCCCTGACCTATTGTGGCTAAATCCTAGAGAAGTTTTAATTGGAAAAGCAACCGACATTGAAAATTATTTAACGCTACCATTTAGGTCTAGAGAAGAATATGTGCAGGATGGCGGCAAAGGTGGCTCAGGCTATGAGTCCGTAGATAAAGTTGATTTGACGGATATTGAAAGTATAACCTATACAAAGTATTACGACTCAGTTACTAAGGCTACAAAATATAAAGCTGTTATTAAAATTAGAAATTCAAGTTCTGATAAGTCTAACGTACAGGGGGTTGACGCAAGGATATATAATAATCCCAGCGGAGAATAAATGATAAAAGGCACATATATTTTTTATGAAGACGGCAAAGAAGTATGCCGATCAAAAAACATCCTTACTAAATTTGGAAAGCGCTATTTAACAAATGTTATAGCTGGCAATGTAAATGCTCTATCAAAGGAAGTAGCAATAGGCATAGATTCTACTGCCGCAACCGCAAATGATTCACGCCTAGGATTTGAATTTTACAGAACAGAGGTTACTCTTTCCAGCACAGACATTCAGCAAAATGGTGTGGACGGAAGTGGACAGCCTGTATTTACTTATTCTGCTGTATTCAAAACAACCCTACCTCAAGATATATCTGGTATTGTTAAAGAAGTTGGTTTATATCCTTTAACAAAAACTGGAACAAATAATTATGACAGTAGATTTATATCTGATTTTTCTAATCCAGCAGACTGGGAGGATACCCTTGGATCTTCCTCACAGGAAGTAATATCAAATGCCAGAGTCGGAGATTTCTTGGTTGGTATGACATCAAATACAGGTGCCGTTAATGAATATAAAACAAATGCTCTTTTAGATCTCTCTGGATATAGCTCTGTTGATGCGCTAAGTGTAGCATACAGACAATCTGATTTAAACCTTTCATCTTTCAGAATTAAATTCTATAGTACCGACACAGATTATTATTATGGACAAATATCTGGATCTTCAATTGGAGATAAGATTGCAACAATATCAATGAATACATTATTCTCAAACATTGTCGGCAGCCCACAAAAAAATAACATTACAAAAATAGGTATTCAAATAACACCTACAAGCGGAGTAGCGCAGGTACTTTTTGACGGGATAAGAATAAACGACGAAGATACATTTGATCCAATATATGGCTTAATAAGCAGATCTGTACTTAGCACCCCTTTAATTAAATTAAACGGAAGACAGGTAGACATAGAGTATAAGCTGGATTTGAGTTTCTAAAATGGCATATAAAGATTTACTTAAAGACACTTCAGAAATTAAAGAAGATGGAAACTATTTTCTACTAACAGTTACAGACCTTAGCCCAGCAGAAACTTACCCAATACAATTTAGATGGAAATATAAAGATAAAACTTTTAGCGAATGGTCATCTTCTAAAAAATTAATAACACCAGGAGAGTCTGGAATAGCAATTCCAAAAGTATCGCTAACAGCTCCTAAAACATTTACTGTAGACAATGGAAAAATAATAGTCTATTGGGACGGCAAAGATTCAAGCAATAACAATATAGAGTCTATCATAGACAGAGTAAATGTATATATAGAAGATGATGCAAACACATTCGGTATTGGCCCTACAGCATTTTTAAAAGAAAAGGGATCAGTTTCTATACCTGTTCCAGCTGGAACATATACAGCATTTCTTAGATCAGTTACAACCAGAGGAGCATTATCTAATGCATCAACCGAAGTAGAATTAACCGTTACGGATTCATCAAAAGTTGAAGCGCCGACAAATCCAAATGGGTTTACGGTAACAAGAATATTAGGTGGATTAGAGCTTTCCTGGGCAGGAACATATGCAAACGGGACGTTTGCTGGATTTAGGGCAATTGAGATATTTGTTGGAAACTCAGCAACTGCAACATCTGGAACATTTATTTCTGCTGGAGTACTAACTGGCGATAAAGTTATAAATAAAATAGTTATACCAGTAGATGGAACATACTGCAGATACAATCTACCAGTATATATACATGCAAGAGCTATAAATATAAACGGCGATCTTGGAACACTTCAGCAAAATGTAGCTAACAATAGCTTGGGAGCTAAATCTGCAGTCTCAGCAGACTTAGCGGATGAAATTATTACTAACGCTAAATTAGTTGCAGATTCTGTAACGGCAACAAAAATTGCAACAGGCGCAATAACTGGAACTAAGATAGCAGATGACGCAATAACTTCTCCTAAAATTTTTGCAGGAGCAATTACCAGCGCAAAAATAGATGCCCTTGCTATTACTTCAGAAAAAATTGCAGCTGATGCTATAACAGCAAGTAAAATTAAAGCTGGAGAGATTGATGTTACAAAGCTATCAGCTGGAACAATATCTACAGATAATTTAGAGGCTGGAGTTATAACTTCAACTTCATTTATAAGAGCTGGCACTGCAAGTTCTGCTAGAGTTGAAATTTCAAGTTCAACAGTTGGATCTGTTCTTCCAGGATTAACGATTTATGCTTCCGATGGAACAACTCAACTATTACGTGCACCACTAACTGGTGGGCTTACTATTACTGGAACAGTAAATGCCACAGGCGGATCATTTGGATCTTCAGCTACAAAATGGGAAATTGGTTCTTCTGGAATAACAGCAACTGGAAACGCATTAATAGATATGGGAACAACGGGCGCACTTGAGCTAGGAGATTTTTCTTTAAATGCATCTGGGACTACTTTGGTACTAACAGAATCTGGAACAACAAGAAAAATTATAGAAACAGATAACGCTGGAAGTAATGGCAGAATATTTTTAGGGTATTCAGATGGAGCAACATCTAGACAGGTTCAAGTGAGAAAATCTGCTCAAGTTGCTGGATCCGAAGCCACAAACTCTGGTGGCCTTAGAAACATGTTTACTATATCTGAAGCTTACTTTGCAGAGGCTAGTAAGGCTGACTACTATCTGTCTGCAGAAAATGGGTCAGTTCTTTTAGTCTGGGATCAGAATTCTTAGGTTTATATGTCAATTAAATTAAGATCAGGTGGCATTTGGAAAAATGTTAATAAGGCCTACCTTCGATCAGGTGATGTATGGAAGAATATAACTAAAGCTTATATAAGAAGCGGTGGTGTATGGAAAAGTATGTTTGGATTTATTTCAAGCATAAATGATCCATCAATAGCTCAACAAGTAACATTAGTAAGAAGCTCTGCGTCTATGCCAGCTACACTTACTGGAAGAAATTATAGATGGACAAACGCCACAACATTAACATATAAATTTCAGTATAATAATGGGTCACAATGGTTAGACGGTAACGGAACAAATCCCACAGGAACAATAACTAATCCTTCCGTTGGATCATCAAATACAAAAATATATACTCCAGTAATTGGAGATTTCCCATCATCTTCATCAACATCAACAGGCTCATTTAGATTTCTTGTTACAGCAACAAATACTAATGTGTCTCCAACATTACAGACTATATCTACAAGCGATACCGTTTCTATTCAAAATGTTATTAATGTTACCCCAGTAATTCCAACAATATCAATGACTGCAAATACTAACGTTACTCAAACTTCAGGAACAATTAACTGGACTTCAACAAATCAAGCAAGCCATACTTCAACTGGAACATTTAGCACATCCGCAACACCCACTGCAACATTTATTTCAAAATCGGGACTAACCGCAGGAACGACTTACACTGGAACAGTAACAGTAACATCTTCTACTGGAAATACTGCATCTGCAAATTATAGCCTTACAACGAATGCATTGGTTTCAATACCAGTTAATCAAACTGTGCCAACAGTTACGCCATCTACTGGAACAGCTGGTGTGACTGAATATTCAACCACAAACGGAACATGGACAAACTCTCCAACATCATTTACTTATCAGTGGGAACAAAGCGATAATGAATCAACCTGGTCCCCCCTTGGAAATGATAGAAATGGAAATCCTTCAACCCTGTCAACATATAGCCCTGTATCAAATTATGTTTCTTTATATCCAGATGGAACTTTAAGATGTAAGGTAACTGCAACAAATTCAGCAGGCTCCGCATCTAGAGAATCTTTCCCAGTTGAAGTAGTTGCGCCATCAACACCAAGTCCTTCACCAAGTCCTTCACCAAGTCCTTCACCAAGTCCAACGCCAGATCCCACACCAACTCCAACATGGTACTGTTCTGTTAGAGAAATTGAAGATGGAAATGAAAGTACATCACAATATATAACCTCCATGAATCAGAGTTTTTGTGGTTCTAGTTTCGTAATAGTTTGCTCTCAAAGTGGATATCCACCAATTCCGAGCTTGCCATGCTAGAAGAACTATCACCAGGAATAGCCATATACAACGATGTAATTCCAGATGAGCTAGCTCAAAGTTTTTATGATTACGGACTTTCTGTTGCCATGGGTACTTATCAAGAGCCGCCCAGAACTATTTGGACCAGCTTAAAATGGCACAAAAGTTTAGTGGTCAATAGTGGCTTGGTTTTATGTGTTAGGCCACCAGAAAAAATGGAAAAAGAACTAGAAGATATATTAATACAAAATGGAATCTTAGATTTAAAAACTGATAAAAGAATTACGGAAACTGCTGCTTTTATAAATATATGGGGAAGGGGTTCTTTTATATGTGCTCATCCAGATGGAAATTATAGTAAAGCAATAACTATATACTTAAATAAAGATTGGGACCATGACAAAGGAGGATTCTTTAATTGGCAAGATGAAAAGACTGGAAAGTGGAATGTTATTTCACCTGGTTTTAATAAAGCAGTAGTAAATGGAGGAGGTATTCTTCATGGGATATCTCCAGTTCAGTCTGACTTTAGAATAACCTTACAGATTTTTGTGCACAAAGCTAATTCATAATAAAGTTCGTTCAGATTTTATATGCTATAATAGAAAAGGAGGGCAAAAATGACATCAGAATTAACTAATGAAGAAAAAATAGGCGTTGTAGATCAACACATTAAGTCATTAAATTATAATAAATATAATTTAAATCTTACACTGCTAGAGCTAAATGCTATATCAAATATAAATCAATCTACTATTAACGAAATGCTATTGTACATTTCCGAGATTGATGATAAGATTAGTGTTCTACAACAGGAAAGAACTACTTTAGAACAGGAATAAAATGGATAAAGCGGAATTAATAATAACCGCCCTACAACAAAGAATTGGAGAACTGGTTTCTAACTATGAAACTCAGATTGCAATTTTACGGGCAGAGATTACTCAACTTATGGAACAGGCTAAAAATGAAGCTCTTCAAGAATACTCAGACTCTCTTAATCAATTATCCAACTAACTTCCCGTCAGGCTTGGCTGTGAAAACAGAAATCGCAACCTATTGGATTAAAGATGGTAAAAAGTTTAAGCTTATTTCTGAACGGGCTGAAAAGTCTTGGCTATTCCCTACCGTTCATGCAACAGAGGCAGCCGTAGCTAATATTAAAACGGCAGGCAAGCTAGGCTTCAGAGACGGCACCTTGATAAAAAATATAGCAGATGGTAAAATGTATTTAATATCACAAAATAAAAGACGTCATATTATTAGCCCAGATGTATTTAATGCTTACGGATTAAATAAAGATATGATTATAGAGGTAAGCGAAGCGGAAACAAATATGCACGATCAAGGAGATAATTTATAATGGCAGACCAATTAAGAGCGGTTGAGTTTAACGAGGGAGAACCTCTAGACCCAAATAAACTAAATGATCTCAAGCATAATATTATTATAACGTATCAAGAGGCAGTAAAAAATAATTCAGATACTGGATATAAAACCCTTCTTGATTCTGGATATGTAGATATTGTTATAAAAGCGAAAGCTGGAACAGGAACTTCAGAAGAGATAAGTTTAGGTACTTTGCAAAGCCCATCTATAATCGCAAGCATTGGTAGCGCATTAAAAGTTGGTACCTTCGCAACACTGTCTATTGTAGAGTCAACTTCAAGACCTAAGATAAGAGTTTCAATTACACCTGCACCAACAGCAGACATTATATTAAGGATTAATTACTTATTGGTTTCAAAACAGCAAACAAGCTAGCATTGACAGCACGATGTAATATGTTACAATTATATTGTAACCTTAAAGTCACGATCCCGTGGCTTTTTTCGTATAAAGGTAGATGAATGTCAAACGATTTAAAATGGATGTTATCGTCAGATCAGCAATTCCCGTATCAAGATGACAAGATGATCGAATTATGGTTTAAGGTAATGAAGTGGTTTAAACCTGACGTAGTAGATTATTTGGGAGATACCGATGATCAGGCATGCTATAGTAAATATACTGAAGGAAGATCTGCAGAATTTTTAAATTACCACAAAACCGAAAGCGGTGACTTGATTGTTCCTATGATGAGACATGAGGCAAAAGGTGCTAGAGACTTCTATGCTAAGACTAGAGAGATGCTTCCAGACGCACAACTTTTTTCAGCATTAGGTAATCATGATATTAGAGTTTTTAATTATGTGGACGCGAAGCTTCCAGAGTACATTAACGAAGTCACTCCAGAATCTTTGTGGAGTTTAGATTCATTAGGGTATGAATATATTTACTATAATGAATTGCCAAAGAAACGATTTGGGGATATCCACGTGCACCATGGATTATCCATATCAGCCACAGGAGCCGTAAGAAAAGATATGGAAGACCTACAGGTATCATTAATACGTGGGCACTCACACAGAATTGCTTCGCATATGGTTACATACGAATTGCGAAATCAAGGAGAAGGCGAAACTCTACGTGGATACGAAATTGGTCACATGTGTGACGAAAAGAGTGACGGTATGAAGTATAGCCAGCACCACGATTGGCAAAAAGGATTTGCTGTTGCTCATATTGTAAATGACTATCCACATATTCAAATGATTCATGTTTCCCCAGACTACTCATGTGTTGTAGATGGAAAGGTCTTTAAAGTATAATGTGGTGCGTAAAATGTAATGGAAGAGTATTTATAGACAGAGTTTTTTCTCAAAAACTTCATATAGAGCTATACTGCATAATGTGCGGAAAACGTTGGATGATTAATAGAGAATCGAGTAAATTAGGAAAATGGCTAGATCAAAAAGAGTCGGAGTACAAAAAAGATTTCTCTATTTCTTCTTAAATGGAAAAATACATAAGGTCTTAAAATCATCTAGGGCAAAGGACGAGCTGATAGCTTGGTGCTACCCAGATAAAAAAAGAGTCCTATACCCGTATAACCTTGCCGTAAAAGGTATGGAAAATGCTTACACATTACTTCAGGCTGGTAAAATTTTAAATAGGCACAAAGTAACGCTAGAAGAGTATATATTGGTTGGCAAGATAAAGTCTCCACAAAAGGTATATCCAATTGGAAATCCAGAGAGCAAATGGTTTAAGTATATGCTTAGTGAGTCTGATATAGTTCAAGTGCATGAATTTATTTTAGAGGCAGGGCACACTAAAGATTTGCCGTCTAAAGCAGAGCTTTTGGCTCTTCTCAAAAGTAATATTATATTGTATACTAAGACCAATGAAGGCAAGTATGTTCCTGTATGGAAGGCGGAGTAATGGCAACAAGAGTTAAGGTTGACTTATCTTTTACACGAAATTTAGGTAACTATGAAAGTATTAAGATAGGTATTGGTGTCGAGGACGACATTAGGCAGGGCGAGACTGTAGATTCTGCCACAGAAAGAGTCTATGACTTTGTAGAAAATAAACTTATTGAAAAAACTCGTGAAGTAGAAGAAGAGCTAAAGCGTGGCAAGTAACAAAGAGCCCTATGTGTTAATGAGCCTGTATCAAAATCTTTATAAAGAAAAATATGGATCTAGTGTAACGATTAATAAGTTTCGTGAAAAGTGGGCTATGCAAGACGTTATAGATAGTGTTGGTCTTAGTAAAGCAGTAGAGCTTTTAGAGTACTACTTCTCCTTACCAAAGTCAGGCCACCCGTTGAATTTTTTTTACATGAATTTTGATAAAATAGAAAAAACTAAGAAAGACATAGACCAAGACATAGAGCGTCGCAGATTGCTTAGAGAAGCAACCAAAAGAATGGTAGAGGGGGTCGACAAATGAATACAGAAGCAACTTTGATTTCTGCTGTATGTAAGAATAAAGATATTAGCACATTGTTGGCCGATAACGTAGATGATCTATTTACTTCTCATAAAGATATATGGGATTCTCTTAAGAATTATTACTATAAGTTTAAGGCTGTGCCAGAGGTCGGAGTACTTCAAGAAAGATTTAAAGACTTTGAGCCAGATACAAAGGCTAACGCAGAGACTGGTTATTATTTAGATAAACTAAAGAATGAATTTCTTTCTAATAAGCTTAAGGGTATTCTTATTCGTGGTGGATCAATGCTTAAAGAAGATGCTGCATCCCGTGTGTTGGCAGAACTTCAATCAGAACTATCAGCATTAAATAAATTTACTAGCAACATTCGTGACTTAGACGTTATCGATGCAGAGAGTGCAATTAAACATATAGAAGCATTAAAGGTTCGCTCTGCAGAAATGGGCGGATCACCAGGAATTAAAACAGGATTTGATTCTATTGACTTGGCATATCCAACTGGAATGGCACCAGGACATTTAATTGTTGCAATTGGTTGGCCAGGAAAAGGAAAGACATGGTTCACATCCTACCTTGCCTGCAAAGCTTGGGAGCAAGGATTTAAGCCAATGATTATCTCACTTGAGATGAGTCCAGAAAATATGCGTGATCGTATATATACAATGTTGGGGTCTGGATTATTTAGGGCATCAGATTTTTCTAAGGGAGATATTAACGTTGACGACTTTAGATCTTGGTCCAATAAGAGGTTTCAGGATAAGAACGGATTCATACTCGTATCCAACGAAGGATTTAATCAGGTAACTCCAAACGCTGTTCAGGCAAAAATTGATCAACATAAGCCAGACTTAGTTATTCTAGATTACCATCAGCTATTTACAGACAATAATAATTCAAAGGCACCTACAGAGCGTAACATGAACTTATCTCGTGAGTTTAAAAATTTAGCTACTAGAAATAATATTCCAGTAATCGACATTACTGCAGCAACTGGAGATGATATTTCTGATAGAGAAAATCCTCCAATGATGAGCCAAGTCGCTTGGTCAAAAGCTATTGAGTATGATGCGGACATGGCTATGGCTGTTCATAGATATCCAGACTCTAATCTAATCGAAGTTGTTTCTAGAAAAAATAGACACGGACATGATTTTGGTCTTTACCTAGACTGGGATATCAATAGAGGAATAATTAAAGAAATATTTGAGGATCCTAGAAAGTCTAAGGATGAATCATAAACCAATTAAAAGATTTCAAGTACGAGTTGAGTTTAAAGATGATTCAGACATGATAAGAGTAAAAGCTCAATACGAGTCATTACTATCTCAGGATATTAGATCAAAAGGATATGCAAGAGTACTTGACATAGATACTAACTTTTCGGTAGAATTCACAGGAGAGACCTGGGTTTTTTTAATGACGCTATATGGCGTATATGTAGGAAAGAAGAAGGCATGGCAATCAGAGGGTATAACACAAGGGAAATTGATCTCACGCAATACTCGCCATCACACATTAAGTCAATTCTAAAAGAGATTGGCCTAACAATTGTTGGAGAGACATCTAATGACTTCCTATGCTACTGCCCATTTCATTCTAATAGACATACATCAAGCTTTAGCGTAAGCCGTGAGAAGGGTGCATTTATTTGCTTTAATCCTTCATGCGGAGAATCTGGCACACTTATAGATTTAGTTAAACGCACAATGCAAAAGAATGACTTTGAGTCATTAAGATTTATATCAGCCAAGGAGACGGAATCCTTAGAAAATTTTGATGAGCAATTGGCCGAAGCTATAGAAGACAAGCCGACCTTTGAGGAATTTAACAAGGATGTCTTGGAGAAGCTTTCTCATGATAGAGTTAATAGTGTAAAGGCATGTAACTATTTTATTTCTCGTAAAATTAATAATAGCTCTATGGACTATTTTGAATTAGGTTACTCTGAGAATATGGATATGGTTACAGTTCCAGTTCATAGCCCAGATGGAATGCCAATAGGAATAGTTGGAAGGTCTATAGAAGGAAAGTCTTTTAAGAATAGTACTAATCTTCCCAAGAGCAAGACATTATTTAATATACATCGTGCTAAAAAAATCGGCGACCACGTTATTGTAGTTGAATCAAGCTTTGATGCTATTCGTGTTCATCAGTCAGGCTTTCCAAATGTAGTTGCCACCCTTGGAGGATTTTTGTCTACAGAGCAGAAACAATTACTCAACAGGCATTTTAACAGAATAACTATAATGACAGATGCTGATTTAGCTGGCAGGGAGCTTGGTAAAAGCATATCAAATAAATTAAGAACCAAAGACATCTTGTGGGCCTCTTACGAATATGATAAGATATACCCACACGATTCAAAAGATGCAGGGGATATGACTGATGAAGAAATTAAATCCTGTATAAAAAATGCAGTATCCGATATCGAATATCGATCTTGGAACCCGTAATATAAACAATACAGATAGATATACACTATCAAATACAAAGGAGAAATAAATGGGTATCATTAAAGGACTAAAAGAACTTAATAAAGAAATGGACAAGCCACATGCAAATAGTGGTGACAGTACAAAAGCTCGTTGGGCTAAACTGGAAGATGCAGAAAGCGTTAAAATTCGTTTTCTTCAAGAATTAGATCCAGACTCACCAACATATAATGAAAAAAATGGACTAGGCTTTATTGCCGTAGAGCACACAAATCCTAAAGACTATCGTCGTAAGGCATTATGTTCAATGGATGACCAGGGCAAGTGCTTTGGTTGTGAACAGCATCGCAAGGATTACAAGGCTGGATGGAAAGGCCGTTCAAGACTTTACATGAACGTGCTAATTGATGACGGAAAAGAAGATCCTTATGTTGCAATCCTTTCTCAGGGGTCAAGTGCAAAAACAATTACACCAACACTTATTGAGTATGCTGGAGAGATGGGTTCAATTACGAACCTTATGTGGCGCATTAAGCGTTCTGGAACAAAGACAGACACAAGCTACACTATTATCCCACTCGCAAAAGATGAGTCAGCATTTGACTATTCTGCATTAGAGTTATATGATCTAGAAACAACTGCAGTTCGTGACTTGCCATACACAGAGCAGGAAGCATTTTTTGCAGGAGAATCTGGACACCAAGAAGAATCTGACTCTGCAACTAGCAGCAGCTTAGACTGGTAAAGAATAGTTAAGGCGGAGAATTAATGTCATTCACACATTTGCATGTTCATTCATACTACTCATTGATGGATGGCCTTAATTCTCCTGCCGAACTATGCCAAGCTGCTTTAGATGCTGGTCAGACAGCAATTGCAATAACAGATCACGGCACCTTATCCTCACACCGTGAAATGCAGATAGCAGCAAAAGAATTAGGCATTAAGCCCATACTTGGGGTCGAGGCATACATCTCCCCTACAGATAGATTTGATCGCTCCTCTAAAACAGATAAATCAATTCAGGCATACAATCACATTATCCTTCTTGCAAAAAATAAGAAGGGCTTAGAAAATATAAATATATTACAGGAGCTTGCATGGAACGAAGGCTTTTATCATAAGCCACGTATTGATAGGGAAGTTTTAAATGATTATAGCGAAGGTATAATTGTTCTAAGCGGATGTCTTAATGGGCTCATTAGTAAGGCTATCGACAAAGGTAACATGGAGGAAGCAAAACTTCTTCTTAAAGGCTTTAAACAAACTTTTGGAGAAGATTTTTATGTGGAAGTGCAGTCACATAACCCTGTGGAGATCAACTCCGCACTTTTAAATTTAGCGGACGAATTAGGAATTAAAGCGGTGGCAACAGGTGATGCTCACTTTGCCAAAGAAGAAGATAGAGTTTTAGAAGAAGCACTATTAATTTTATCTACATCCCCAAAGGCCGATAAAGATATTGATTTTGATATGTCTAAGAATATGAAGAATATGATGGATAGGTTTAATTATTTATATCCAGATAGAAGAATTTCATTTCAAGAATATAATCTATTTATTCAGAGCCGCTCTGAAATTGAAGCAGACTTTAATAAATCTAATATAACTAGAACTGATATATATGAAAACACAATGGAGATTGCCAATAAGGTGGGAGACTATGACTTTAACCAGGGCCTAGACCTCCTGCCAGTCCCAAAGACTGATGCCGATGAAAGACTACGGTCATTGGCGGCAAAGGGCTTAGAGAGCCTTCAGAAGGCTTCAGACCCAATTTATATGGACCGTCTAGAAGAAGAATTGTCAGTTATTGCCTCAAAGAATTTTGCCTCATATTTTCTAGTAGTTGGAGATATGATTAATTGGGCAAAAGAGTCTGGTATTAGAGTTGGTCCAGGACGTGGTTCGGCAGCAGGATCTTTGGTTTGCTATGCCCTTGGAATTACAGACGTAGACCCAATTAAATATAACCTTCTTTTCTTTAGATTTATTAATCCAGAACGTAATGACTTCCCAGATATTGACACAGACTTTGAGGATAGGCGACGTAAAGAAGTAAAGGATTATTTAAAGGGAAAGTTTAAGCATGTAGCATCCATTTCTACATATACTTATTTTAAAGATAAGGGTGTAATTAGAGACGCTGCTCGTGTATTCATGGTTCCGCTTCAAGAAGTAAATCGTGCAACAAAACAAATTGATACATTTGAAGACTTCCTAAGCTCTCCAAATACAAAGGAGTTTAGAACAAAGTACCCAGAGGTAGTATGGCTCGCAGAAAGATTGCGTGGCCGAATTAGATCTGTTGGAGTTCATGCTGCAGGAGTTGTGGTTGCTAAAGATGACTTAAGAAAGTATGCCCCAGTTGAATCTCGTGAAGATGCACAAGATAAAGTTTCTGGTCGCATTCCAGTTGTAGCATATGACATGGACACAGTTGCAGATATTGGCCTAATTAAATTAGACGCCCTTGGACTAAAAACTCTTTCCGTCATATCAGACACGCTTGGATCAATTAAAAAAAGATCTGGTAAGGATATTATTCTTTCTGATTTAACCATGGATGATCCAAAAGTTTATCGAATGCTTAGCGAGGGATATACAAAGGGTGTTTTTCAGGCAGAAGCAACCCCATACACAAATCTTTTAATGAAGATGGGTGTAGATAAGTTTGAAGATTTAGTTGCATCTAATGCCCTTGTAAGGCCAGGAGCAATGAATACTGTTGGCGCATCCTATATTGATCGTAAAAATGGTAGAGAAGCTGTAGATTATAGCCATACATTAATGAAAGACTTTACCGAGAATACATATGGTGTTATTATTTATCAAGAGCAGGTTATGCAAGCCTGCGTATACTTGGGAGGGATGTCTTGGTCAGAAGCTGATAAAGTTCGCAAGATTATTGGTAAAAAGAAAGATGCAAAAGAGTTCGACCAGTTCAAGGATAAGTTTATTAGCGGGGCTTCTCAGCATATCTCAGAAAAGAAAGCAGCACAGCTTTGGCACGATTTTGAAGCGCATGCTGGGTATTCTTTTAATCGCTCTCACGCTGTTGCTTACTCCATGCTTTCTTATTATACTGCTTGGCTTAAGACTTATTATCCTCTTGAATTTATGTTTTCAATCCTTAAAAACGAAAATGATAAAGATGCTAGAACGGAATACTTAATAGAAGCCAAAAGACTTGGGCTTCGCATCATGCTGCCACACGTTAATGAATCAGACATTTATTTTTCATTGAAAGACGAAGGAATTATATTTGGTTTAGCAGAAGTTAAATTCATATCTGATAACATTGCAAATAAGTTAATTGCTCAAAGACCTTTTAAAGATTATGCGGATTTAATTTCTAAGGCTTCTAAAAAGGGTAGTGGTATTAATAGTAGAGCAATAGATGCATTAAATGCAATTGGCGGAGCAGCTTTTGATGACAACCCAAGATCAGGAAACGAAAAAGATAATTATTATGAGTATCTTGGAATTCCAACATTTAATTTAGAGGGAATTCCTCCAAGGATTAAGGCGCAGGCAAGACCAATTGAGGACTTTGATGATCTAGGATCGTTTGTTATGTTTGGGATGGTTAAAAGTATTAAGCGTGGGGCTGGCTGGGCACGAGTTGAATTAGTTGATGAAACTGGAACAATTGGTTTATTCCATCACGAGGATACTCAAATTGAAACCAATCAGATGTATTTTATTCTAGTAGGAGATAATAGAATTGCAAGATATATAAATGTAAAAGATATAGACCCAAGCGGTTCTGATCTTTTTGTTGATTATCTTTACAGAAAAGAATATGATTTAGAAGAAGATGAATACATGGTAATTAACTTTACCCCCTTTAAAACCAAGGCGGGGAAGATGATGAGCCACATAGTATTTGCTAATAAAGATAAAGAGTTAGTAAGAGCAATTGCTTTCCCCACAATGTATAAAATGACACTTGCTAAATTGCGTGAAGGAATGAAATGTAAGGTAGTGCTATCTAAATTAGATGACGGCACATTAAATATAAAGGAGATAATATGACAAACAGTACCCCAGAACAACTTATAGAAGGAATGAATCTTAGCAGTATATTGGTTTCTATTTTAGCAACCCTTAAAGAGATAAATGTACCAGTAATTACATTTTTAGATTCAAATAAAGAAAATAGGGAAATGAAAGTAACATATGATTCTGATACAGAGTCTTTTACCTTTAGGCTTAAGGATAAAGATTTGGAAGAAAAGGATCTAATAAATGATTTCGAATAATGATGAGAGATTAGTTTCCCAGTACGGCCTTGACGCTTTATCTGCAGTATTGCATGAAACAGCAATTACTAAAGGATTTTGGGAAGGGCCTATTAATCATGACAAAATCGGAAATAAATTAGCACTAGTTCATTCTGAAGTTACTGAAGTTTTAGAGGCTATAAGAAAAAATAAAGGCAGCCAAGAAGTAGTAGAAGAAATGGCAGATATTATTATTAGGTTATTAGATTTATATGCAGCAATGAGAAATGCTGCATTTATTGAAGATAGCTTAGATGAAATGCTTTATAAAAAAATGGAAGTAAATAATGATAGACCAAGACTTCACGGCAATTTGTTTTAATGGTATACTGATATGATGGATAACGAAAAGCTCAAGATCATATTTGAAAATCTTAGAGCTACCAGTGCTTTTGTTGCAATATTAAAGCATCAAGGCAAGGTATCAGTACCAGAAGAATTATTAACAGATCTTTTGCAGGAACAAGTTTGGCCAAATGATTTTATTACAAATTATGGTAGCGCTATGTGTGTTACTTACGACTCTAATAAAAAAGAATTTGGATTTGAGTTAATGTACGAAGATGAAGGTTATAAGCCAGAAAATGCTATAGGCTTTCAATGCACAAGAGGAAACCTTGAAGTAGGATTTATAGACTACAATAGTCCACATTATAGAAAGTAATTATATGACAATAGACATAGATAACATTTTGGCAAAATTAGATCCAAAGACAAGAGCAAGAGTGCAGTCTGCACAAGACATACACATTGAAAAACAAGCAACCCCAAGCATAGGCTTAACTGATGCATTAAAGGGCGGATTCGCTTATGGCAGGCAAGTACTTGTTTGGGGGAATAAGTCTGCAGGAAAATCTTCGTTTTGCCTGCAGATGATAGCTTTAGCACAGAAAGACGGCAAGACATGTGCATGGATAGATTCTGAAGCATCCTATGACCAATCCTGGGCAGAGATGTTGGGTGTAGATTCTTCTAAGCTAATTTATTCTCCAGCCAAGACAGTTAACGATATGGTTGATGTTGCAACAAAACTTATGGATGCTGGAGTTGATTTAATAGTAGTGGATTCTATATCAGCACTACTGCCAGCCATCTACTTTGAAAAAGATGGAAATGAAATGAAGGATTTACAAGATACCAAGCAAATCGGCGCTGAAGCAAAGGATATGACCCACGCAGTCAAAATGTTAAACTATGCAAACAAAAACACACTACTTGTTCTCATCTCACAACAACGAAATCAGTTTGGATCTATGCATGCT